TTAAAAATAACGCAGGAACAGATGATAATAGAGTACGCAAACTAGATTACTCTATTCAATTTAATAAGCTTTTTTATGAACGCCTAGTAAAGAATGAAGATATCACTTTATTTAGCCCAGAAGAAACCGGCGGCTTATATAGCTCTATGAACAATAATGAAGATTTTAAAAGGCTATATGAAAAGTATGAAAATAGTAGACATATCAAAATGAAGAAAAAGATAAATGCTAGAAAGTTGGCAGAAGTTTTTGCTAAAGAAAGACTAGAAACTGGTCGCATTTATGTAATGAATATTGACAACGCAAATGAACATGGGTCTTGGGCTGCTCCTGTATATATGTCAAATTTGTGCCAAGAAATTATTCACCCAACTGTGCCAATAAATTCAATAGATGATCCAAATGGAGAAATAGGCATTTGTATTTTGTCAGCACTAAATTTATTAGAATTAGAATCCGATAAAGATATAGAAAAAGCCTGCTCAATAGCCGTTAGAACATTAGAATTAATTATTGACTATCAAGATTATCCTATTCTTGCTGGAGAAAACTTCACAAAAAATCGTAGATCGCTTGGTATTGGTATAACAAATTTCGCAGCATATTTAGCTAAAAATAAATTAAAATATGACGATGAAAATACATTAAAGCTTGTACACCAAACCATAGAAAAAATTCAATGGCACCTACTGAATGAGTCTTGTAAATTAGCAGAAAAATTAGGTCCATGTAATAAATTTTTAGAAACTAAATACGCACAAGGACTGTTACCTATAGATTGGTACAAAAAAACAGTTGACGAACTGGTTAAGCCAGAGTATACTATGGATTGGGAGAGCTTGAGAGCTAGAATTAAAACTCACGGGCTAAGACATTCTACACTAACCGCTATAATGCCATGCGAATCTTCTAGCGTTATACAGAATAGTACAAATGGTATTGAGCCTGTTCGCAGTCTTATGTCTTATAAGAAAGCTAAAAATGGAGTTTTAAAACAATTAGTACCAAATTATGCTTCTCGTAAAAATTATTATTCATTAGCTTGGGATATGACAGACAATAAGTCTATTTTAAATATATGTGCTGTTTTGCAAAAATTTGTAGACATGAGCATAAGCGTAAATTTATATTATAACTATGCACATTATCAAGATGGAAATATTCCATTAAGTGTATTAATTAAGGACCAGATATATGGATTTAAATATGGCGTTAAAAATTTCTACTACTGCAACACGCCTGACGGTGATGGACAAACAGAAAAATCTTCTGGATGTGAATCTGGTTCTTGTGCAATATAAGGAGTAAAGATGAAAACAATATTGAATAAAAATAACGTAGACTATTTGTCGCAACCATTATTCTTGGGCGAAGATTTATCTCTACAGAGATATGATAAGTTTAAGTATCCAGTATTTTTTGACTTGTATAAAAAGCAATTAGAATTTTTTTGGCGACCAGAAGAAATAGAATTAAAGAAGGATAGAAACGACTTTAAAAATGATGAAATCATGTCTGACAATGAGAGATTTATATTTACTTCTAATCTTAAATACCAGACAATGATGGATAGTGTTATATGTAGGGGCGTTCCAACTTTAACACAATATGTTTCTAATCCAGAGCTAGAAGCCTGCATGAATGTATGGCAGTTTTTTGAGCAGATCCATAGCTATAGTTATACCTACATTATTAAGAATGTATATAATAACCCAAGTGAAATACTTGATAGCTGCTTGACAGATAAAGAAATTCTTAAACGAGCCAATGTTGCAATAAAAGAATATAATACATTGAGAGACATTTCTACTTCTGGCAAAACAAGAGACATTAAAAAACAAATATATCTTACGCTAATAAGTGTTAATATTTTAGAAGCGGTAAGATTTTATGTTTCCTTTATATGCGCTTTTGCTTTTGCGGAAAACAAAAAGATGGTTGGCAATGCAGATATTATTAAGCTTATTAAGCGTGACGAAGCACTACATCTTTATAACACGCAAGAAATAATTAAAATATTACACACAGTACCAGAAGAAGGATTTACTGAAATAGCTAAAGAATGCGAAGAAGAAGCCTGTCAAATGTTTGATTCTGCCGCTTCGGAAGAAAAGGCGTGGTCTGAATATTTATTTAAAGATGGCTCTATTATTGGACTAAATGAAAAAGTCATGGCCGAATATATCAACTGGCTATGTATGACAAGAAGAAAAAATATTGGATTACCATATGAAAAGGGTTGTAAAAATCCAATAGCTGGCTGGACAGATCCTTGGATGAACAGTGAGGCGGTACAAGTCGCTCCACAAGAACATGAAATTACATCTTATAAAATTGGTGCCAGTAAAAATGATTTAGAAGATATTGATTTAGGAGGCATATTATGATACAAAATATTGGTATAAAACTATTAGATCCACTTGCGACAGTTCCAACAAAAACCAATCATAATGATGCTGGTTGGGATTTATATGCAACAAATAATACTGTAATATGGCCACAGCAAAGAGCAGTTGTACATACTGGCATATCAATACAAATGCCAGATAATTTAGCCGGTCTTATATGGCCAAGATCTGGACTATCAGTAAAAAAAGGTATAGACGTTTTAGCTGGCGTTATAGATGCTGGCTACAGGGGAGAGATCCTGGTTTGTTTATATAATACAGATGTAAATGCTGTAGAAATAAATCGTGGGGATAGAATCGCTCAGATTATATTCCAAGAAGTTCCTAACGTCAATCTAAACGTTTTAGAGTCGTTAGATTCTTCGCAGCGGGGAGAACACGGCTTTGGAAGCAGCGGACTATAACAACTCGCGTAAGAACAAAAAACAAAAACAAAAAGAAAAAAAAGCACAAACCGTTACACCACTAGAAGCTAAAACAAATAACCAAAAGGAATATATAAAGTCTATAATAGAAAATGATGTAACATTCTGTACTGGACCGTCTGGTACGGGCAAGTCTTTCATTGCTGCTGGAATAGCGGCAGAACACTTATTTAAAGGTAAAATAGATTCCATAATAGTAACTAGACCTTTAATCTGCTCTGGAAAAGATATAGGTTCTCTTCCTGGTGAAATTGGTGAAAAAATAAAGCCATATTTAGCACCAATGGAAGAAAATCTTAAATATTTTCTAGGAAGAGACAAGCTTGGTTTATATATCAATAATCGTCAAATTAAATTTGAGCCATTAGAAACAATGCGTGGTCTTACTTTTAATAATGCTTATATGATATTAGATGAAGCCCAAAACTGCACATTAGAGCAAATTAAAATGTTTATAACACGTATAGGACAAAATTCTAAAGTGATTATAAATGGCGATACCAAGCAAACAGACTTATATAATAATATAGGATTATCTGTTTGCGTGGAAAGACTAAAAAATGTTCATGGTGTAGGAATATGCGAATTGGGCTATCATGATATACAGAGGAATGGTATCATAGCAAGCATTTTGGCGGCACTAGAAAGATAAGTAATGTTATATGATTATGAATGCTCACATTGTGGGCATAGGATAGTAGATTATTATCAATCTATACATGATGATCCCATCACGCTATGCACTAAATGCAATAATAATTCTTTAAATAGACTTATAACTGGTGGGTTGGGATCATTCTGTAAAGAAGCAAAAACCATAGGACAATTAGCTGATAATAATTGGTCTAAGATGGGTTCTTATAAAAGATCTGAAATAACAGAAAAGTCTAAGAATTCCAAACAAAAAAGCTCATCATTTTTTGACCAATTTGGTTCAGCAAATAAAAAAGAGATTAATAAGATGACACCGGAACAACAAAAAAAATATATTATAACAGGTGAAAAATGAAATTTGTTGACTCATATTCAAAAACTGATTTTCAACCATCAATAGAAGAACAAGCTTTTAATAAAAATGGCAATGCTTGCTCACCAAAAGATAAAGTTTTTGCTAAATTCACAGAAACTACTTTAAATAATGGAGTAAAGCAGCTCAAATATTTAATTGCAACATACAACAATTCTCCATATGATCCCAAAGGAACAGACAGTCACAGAGAAGCTACCTTAGAAATAAAATTAAAATCTGTATCCAAGTCTGTATTTGACTATTATATGTTATATTTAAAGACTAAAAACGCATTATACATGACTAGAGCACAAAGGAGTTATATTAATGTCTAAAACAGGACCAATTAGCCAAGTTGAAGCTTTTTATATAGAGCATCATTATAAAATTAAAGATCCGCAAGAATTAGCTGATATATTAGATAGAAAAGTTACAACAATAAAAACATACATTAAAAATAATTTCGGTACTAAAATTGCTGCTGCTAAAGCTGGCGACCATTTTGGTAGAAATGAAAGAGGCTCAGTAGTAATGACAGAAACAGCCTCTATGATGGGAGATGCTATCAAAAAAAATAAGAACGCTGTCCACAAAGATTGTATAACAAAAATTAAAAATGTCTAATTTAGTTTATGGGTATGAAAATTGGCAAAATGTATATTCTACATTAAATTCAGAAGATAAAAAAAATGTATGGATTTATATCAAGTTTTCAAATGGACAAGATGTATACCTACAGCATTACGCCAATTTATCAGAAGTTAGAAATTTAGTTCAAACTCACAATTTTAATATTGATGCTATTGGCTTAAGATATAAGTCACACGAAATAATTGTAGATACTAAAGATTCTGATGCAATATATATTGTTAGATCCCTTAAAGGGGAATTTGGTGGAAATACTAAGCATTGTTATACTACTGGTTATTTAAAAAATAATCAAATGCATAAAACTATGTGGATTACACCAGAGCTTGTAGAAGAATCTTCCTATATTGATGAACTTGACAATTGCTTTGAGGAGGCTATAATATATCATGGAGAAAGAGCCAAAAAAACCAACGCTATTTAATCAGAAATACCAAAAAGAGTGGTCAGAAACTCACAAATATAAACACATACATACTGGTGAATATTGCACTTTTGAAGCGTATGTGGCAGAATATATTGTTTTAAGACGAGCAGAAAAATTGAACATAGGTAGGCCAGCATATAAGTTCTGGACTAAAGGTGATCCTAATTATTGGTTGTGGAGAAAGCAGCTTGGTGCCGCAAGACAATTGAAAAAAAAGTATAGCGAAGAAGCTATATTAGAAGCTATTAAATCTAAAGATTTTGATAAGTTATTAGTTATTGGAATACAAAATGGTCGTGGATATAAAATAAATCCATTGGCAGAAAAGGTCATATCGGCATATGATATTAAAATCAAGCAATCCAAGAACAATCAAGAATTAACTGAACAGCAACCGATAAAAGAAAATATTACAGCCAGACAGTCACAATCATACTCTAAACATAAGACAAGTATCAACAAATTGAGGAATCTATGAAAACAAAAAAGAAAAGTGGGCAAGAGAAATTTTCACAAGATTCTGTGACATCATCATTACTTAACAAGTATGGAGATATTATCAGGAGTGGAACAGAAGTTTTAGAAAGCATTAATCAGCTAGAAGTTATAGGCGTATCTCCAGCGTTAGATATTGCTCTTGGTGGCGGAATTAGAGAAGGCTCTGTTGTGGTAATGACAGGAGATCCCAAAAGTGGCAAAAGCACTACTGCCCTTCATTTTGCGGCCAAGTGCCAAAAGAAAAACAAGAAAGTAATCTATATCAATACAGAAGGTAGATTAGCAAAGCAAAACTTTGAAGGCATCAAGGGTCTGGATTCAGATAAGATTTTAATTGTAGAATCAACAGACGATAGAATATTAACAGCAGAAGACTTTTTAAATATTATTGAGTACTATATCAATAATGATCCAAACTGTTTAATCATAGCCGACTCTTTATCCAATATGGTTCCAGCACAGGAATTAGAGGGTGAAGTAAGAACTGGAGTAAGAAATGCGTTGCCAAGATTATTATCCATGTTCTTTAAGCGTATAAGTGGTACGTTAATGAAGAATAAAATCATTTTGATATGCGTAACACATAATATAGCAAATACTGGTGGATCTCCTTATGCTCCACAAAAAATGGCAGATTGTGGAAACATGTTACAATATCAGGCTGGTACCAATATGATAATTACTCATAGGGGTAAATGGCAAGTACCTAAAGATACTGGTCCACACGTTGGGCAAATAGCAAATTGGTCTATTAAAACATCTAATGCTGGCGGAAGACCCAATAGCACAGCAGAAAGCTGGATAAGATATGGAATTGGCATAGATGAAGTTCAAGAAATAGTTCAAATCGCTTGTGAGTTTAGACTAATTAAAACCAGTGGTGCTTGGTATACAATATCCTGTGCTGTAGAAAACTTAGAACATCCAGCTGTAAAGTCTTTATTAGAGAAAAATAATATATCCAATAATCCAGAAGATATAGAAAAATTCTTTAAGTTTCAAGGCTCTAATAATTTAGCAGAATTTTTAAGTGCTAACTCTGAACTTGCTGATTTTATATATACTAATATTAAAGATTTAAATAAGGAATAATCATGTTATTAAATTTATTTAGCCTTATAAATAAATATTCACTTAATATTTCTGGAGTTTTGCATATTGGTGCTCATTTTGGCGAAGAGTATAAATTATATAAAACTTTAAATATAAACAAATTATTATTTTTTGAACCTGTAAAACATAATTTTAATGAATTAATTCGTAATGTTCCAGAACATTTATGCATAAACGTTGCGTTAGGTAATTATTCTGGAATAGCTACTATGCATATAGAAACAGCTAATTTGGGTCAATCAAGTTCAATACTTGAGCCAGATATACACTTAAAACAATATCCACATATACAATTTCCAGATAAAGAAGAAGTTCAAATAGCAACATTAGATTCATTTGATACTTCTGGATTTAATATGATCAATATGGATGTGCAGGGATATGAGTTAGAAGTATTAAAAGGTGGTATTAACACATTAAAAAATATAGATTACATAATATGTGAAGTAAATATAGAAAGTTTATATAAAAATTGTGCTCAAATGACAGACATAGATAATTTCTTGTATCCATTAGGATTTATAAGACTAGAAACATCTATGGATGGTGGGAATTGGGGAGATGCGTTTTATTTAAAGCGAGAAAAAACTAATGAAAGTTAAAGGAATCAATGGAAAAGAATATACTTGGAACCTAGCTAAATATAATGTATTTAACAATGAAACAAGGCCAAGATCTAAATATCATTTAAGAGCTAGAAACTTATTAAAAGAGATATTTCATAGTTATAGAATTTTAGAAGAAGTTAAACTCCCCGGCAGCACAGCAAGATACAGAAAAGGTGTGCTATATCTTGATTTCTATATACCACAAATAAAAAGAGCATTTGAGGTACATGGTCAACAGCACTATGAATTTACGCCATTTTTTCACAAAGCCCCATCTGATTTTGTGCTTGCAAAAGGAAAAGATCAGGATAAAATAGATTGGTGCGAGCTAAATGGTATTAGTCTAGTTACACTTAAATATTCCGACTCAGACGATTATTGGAGAAATCAAATTGAACAAAGCTTCTGACAAACTACAAGAACACATACAAAATATTACTAAATATTTAAATGAGACAAATACTAAGTTTGCTTCATTCAAAGAAGAATTTTTATTATATGCAGACTTAAATAAAGAACAAGTAGAAAAGTTAACACAGCAAGAACTATTTGACTGTGCATATATGCTATATGGGTATGCTTCATATATTCAAGATGAAATTAATAGAAATAAAATAGCATTAAATTGGTGCAACGAACAATTAGAAAGACTTATTGCTGAAAATCAACAAATGTTTGGTCAATATACTAAGCATGAAACTAAAAAATACATACTAGCACAAGAGAATACATTTGCCGCATCCGTAGATAATATGAGATCTATAGCAGAATCTAGATTACAAGCTCTTGATGGAAAAGTATATGAACTAAAAAGAAAAGCTGACATTTTATTAGAAAAGGGGAAAAGGTCATGAGCATAGATGCATTTTTAGATACATTAACAGATGAGCAAAAGGCTGCATTACTAAAAGCTTTAACTAAAAACAATGCTGTAGAAGAAACAAACAATCAGCCTAAAGAAGAAGACAAAAATCAATTTATTGCACAAACCAAAAAGGTTCAACCAAATCAGCGAAGAAAAGAACCCGTTCGTGCAAAACAAAACACGTGGACTGACACGGGAGAAGATAGAAATATTGAAACCCCCAAATATGAGCCAACACCAAGAACAAGAGAAAAGGTTGAAAAGGTATCTATTAAGTGTCATACTTGTGGTAAAAGTTTTGATACCGATCCAAGATTTGTATATGGAGAATACTACAGGTGTGATAGGTGTGCTAGCAGGAAATAATCTATGAATAAACAATTGAGCGACATTGGGTCTGAACGGGCTATATTATCAGCACTTGTCCAATATGGCATGGATGCTTATATTATGGTTTCAGATATTATTTCCAGTGACACTTTTGGAAATATTAATAATCAAGTTATATATAAGTGCATACAAAAAATATTAGAAAATAATCAGACTGTTGATGTTGCCTCTTTATTAGCCGCTGCTTCTCAATTAAATGTATTAGATACTATAAATACTCCACAAGAATTAAAGTATATAAAGTCCTTATTTGATTTTCCAGTAAACAAGGAAAATGCTGTTAGTTTTGCCGCACAAATCAAAAAGTTTGAATTTGCAAGGAATATCAAAAAGCTTACACAAAAAATTGCTAAAGATATAGATGACATTAGTGGAAATGAACATATTGATGAAATCATTAACATTCTAGAAAATCCTGTTACAGATTTTTTAAGAGAAGATACCGGCGGTAAAAATCCAGAAAAGATAGGCAACAATATTGAAGATTATTTAAACTTTTTAAGTGAAAATAAATGTGACGTTGTTGGCATACCTACTGGATTTAAAAGATATGACGAGGCAATTGGTGGCGGTTTAAGAAGAAAATGCGTAGATCTTGTAGCAGCACGGCCAAAAGTTGGAAAAACAGTTTTTGCAGACAATGTGGCGGTTAATGTTTGTTCTCAAGGCATACCTGTGCTCATGCTTGATACAGAAATGGGAAAGGAAGACCATTTGAATAGAATACTAGCAAATCTTAGTGGAGTACCAATTAATGAGATAGCAACAGGTAAGTTTACAGAAGATCAGGATAAATACGAGAAAGTTATGTTAGCCTCTAAAAAGCTAGCATCAATGCCGTATAGTTATATTAGCGTTGCTGGCAAACCATTTGAGCAGATATTAAACACAATCAAAAGGTGGATAGTACAAGAAGTCAAAACAGATGAAACTGGTAAAACAAACAATTGTCTTATTATATATGATTATCTTAAATTAATGTCTTCTGATTCTATAAGTAATAATGTGCAAGAATATCAAGCTTTAGGATTTCAAATAACATCATTGCATAATTTATGCGTAAAGCTAGATATCCCATGCTTATCATTTGTACAATTGAATAGAGATGGTATTACTAGAGAAAGTACAGATACAGTTAGCGGATCAGATAGATTGATTTGGCTATGTACATCTTTTTCAATATTTAAAATGAAGTCTCCAGAAGAATTAGCTGAAGATGGCCCAAATGCTGGTAATCGTAAGCTTGTTCCAATAGTCACTAGGCATGGTTCTGGTCTAGATGACGGAAATTATATAAATATTTCAATGCAAGGATCACATGCTAGATTAAATGAATTAAAAACTCGTAATGAATTGAAAAATCAACCCGTTGGAGACACAGGACTTGTCAATAATGATGACATTAAAAGGATAAAAGATGGACTTGAATCAGATCAAGAATGAATTAAAGAAAAACTATGAACTTGTATTTCAAAAGTTAGGAATAGAATACGATGTTATGGGAGACAATCTTTATTCAACTTGTCCGATTCATGGCAATAGCGACAACCCAAGAGCGTTTTCATATTCTATACAGCGTGGATATTGGAAATGTTGGACTAGGGGCTGTCAAGATGATCACAAAAGTGATATCTTCGGTTTAATTGGTGGAGTCTTATCCCAACAAAATGGATCAGAGGTTGCATTTAGGGATGTATTGAAATGGTCTTGCGACTTATTACAAATAAATGGCTCAATTAAAAAATCTAAAAACACAATACATTTAGCACCAGATCCATATGAAGACTTAATAAATGTAATTAATATATTTAAAGTCAATAATAGAAATGAGAAAGAAAAGTTACTACATTTAGATAAAGATAAATGGAAACACTCCTCTTATTTTTTATCTAGAGGATTTGCACAACAAACTCTAACGCATTTTGATGTGTGTGAAAACATTGATATCCAAGCTATGAAGGATAGGGCCGTAGCCATAATTCATAGCGATGACGGTAGCAGTGTGGTTGGGTTAATAGGACGATCTGTCAAAGAATATAAAATACCAAAGTATTTAATTTTTCCAAAAGGATTTGATAAAAAATTTTACCTTTATAATTATCATAGAGCAATTGAAAGAGCAAAACAAACATCGACATTATTTATAGTAGAAGGACAATGTGATGTGTGGAGACTGTATGAGGCTGGAGTATATAATGCAGTTGGAATTTTTGGTAAAGATATATCCAAAGAACAAGAAACTAAAATACACCAAATGCCAGTAACAAATCTAATTGTTTTAACAGACAATGATCAGGCTGGAAGAGAAGCTAAAACACAAATCAAAAGACAATTTAATAGATCTCATAATATTTATTTTCCAAAATTTGACGCAAAAGACATTGGGGATATGTCTATAAAAGATATACAAGACAAAGTACTAATCGATCTTAAGGGGCTATATTAAAATGAAAATAATAGGTATTTCTGGAAGAAAGCAATCGGGTAAAAATACCGCAGCCAATTACATAAATGGCCAAGTATTAAAAGATTTAGAAATGATAGAAGGATTCTATATAGATAATGATGGCAGGTTGGCTATCAGCACAAAAGATATGGGTGGAAATTCTGGATATGGAATATTGGATGTGACTAGAAAAGATAAAGAATTTGTTTCATATGCCGAAAAAGAATTATGGCCATATATAAAAATATATCACTTTGCTGATATACTAAAAGAATTATCTATTAATATATTCAATCTATCAGAGAGTCAGGTATATGGTAGCGACACAGACAAAAATACATTAACAACTATTAAATGGGATAATATTCCACTTTCTGATGGAAAAACTGGTTATATGACTTCTAGAGATTTTTTACAATATTTTGGCACAACAATAGTTAGAAAAATATATAATAATGCATGGGTAGATAGTACAATTAAAAGAATTCTCATTGAACAACCAAGGCTTGCAATTATTCCTGATGTAAGGTTTCCAAATGAAGTTGAAGCAATAAAAAAGAATGGGGGAATAGTAGTTAGATTAACTAGAAATATAGCTAACAGTCAACATGAAAGCGAAATAGCTCTAGACAAAGATCGTTATGATTGGTCTAATTTTAACGAAGTAATAGACAATGAAAATATTAGTATTGCAGACTTTTGCAATAAAATCAATTCACTAAAAACACTATGGAATTAACATGATAGTAACATACTTAAGAAGTTCATCATATAATAATTATGCGTATTGTGAAATGCAATACTTTATTACTTATGTTTTAGGATATCAATCGTTGAGTGGGAAAAAGGCAGACTTAGGTACCATTGTTCATAAAGTCATGGAAGCTTTAGCCTCACTGAAAAAAGAGTTACAAAATAACACATCAGCAAAAAATATAACTATTATTGATGATGCCCTTGGAGAAATTTCTGTTACAAAAACGTCTTTATATAAAGATGCTATAATTAAAACATTATTAGATAAAAGCTTTGAATATTATTCTAATAGATCTCCACATAATACATTTTCTAAAGCTGATAAGCAGAACTGTTTGTCAATGTGCTTTGATACTATTCAATTTAATAGTGGACAATTTGATCCTAGAAATAGACATATAGTAGCCGCAGAACCACATTTTGACATTCTAATAGAAGAAGAGTGGGCTAAATACCAATATGAGATTGATGGAAAGGTTATTAATGGTCAACTAGCAATAAAAGGCACTATAGACTTGGTAACTGAGATTGATGAAAATACCATGGAAATAGTGGACTATAAAACCGGAAGAAGATTAGATTGGGCAACTGGCGAAGAAAAAACGTATGCTAAGTTAAATACAGACCCCCAATTATTACTATATAATTATGCTATTTCTAAGTTATTTCCTCAATATAGACAGGCTATTATGTCTATCTTTTTTATAAAAGATGGCGGTCCATTTTCTATGTGTTTTGACCGATCTGATCATGACAAGTTTTTGGAGATGTTGCGTGTAAGATTCCAAGAAATACAGGCAAATAACGCACCAAAACCAATATCCAATGATAGAAGTAGCTGGAAATGCACCAAATTATGCCATTTTTGCAAGAATAATTGGCCCGAAACAAATCAAAGTATGTGTGTATATATAGATAGTTATATACAAAAACATGGAATAAATAAGACCATAACAGACTGTAAGAGAGAAGGTTTTGACATTGGCTTTTATGAAGCTCCGGGTTAAAATATGAGTAAATTTTTAACAATTGGAATGTCTGTTTTTGATGATTATGACGGAGCGTATTTTACAATTCAAGCTCTAAGGATGTATCACGATATATGTGACACAGACGAAGTAGAATATGTAATTATAGATAATAACCCAAATAGTGCCAGCGGAAAAGAAACCGCAAAATTTATTAACGGGCTAGGAAATCGTGGGAAATATATAGAAAAAACTGATAAACAATCTAGTTTTAACAAATATGAAATAGTTCAACATGCCACTGGACAATATATATTAATATTAGATTGTCATGTATTACTAGTAAAAAATGCACTAATAGAATTAATGAAATATTATTTTGCTAATCCTGATTGTCCAAATTTAATACAAGGCCCACTACTTTATGATGATTGTAAAAATATTTCCACACATTTTAATCCAGGATGGAGCGGACATATGTATGGAACATGGGGAACTGATCATCAAAAATATAATGCTGGAGATCCATTTGAAATACAAATGCAAGGAATGGGGCTTTGTTCATTTGAAAAAAAATATTGGCCTGGAATATCTAAACACTTTAAAGGTTTTGGTGGAGAAGAAGGTTATATAGCAGAAAAATTTAGAAGAAATGGTGGAAAAAATATATGTTTACCACAACTTAAGTGGATGCACAGGTTTGGTAGGCCACTTGGCGTAAAATATCCACTAATCCTTGAAGATAGAATATGGAATTATTTTATAGGATGGCTTGAAATTACTAGAGATCCAAATAACGAAATGGTTGTTGGAATTTATGATTATTTCAAAGATAAAATACCACCAAATAGTATAGATAACATATTTAATAATGCAAAAAAAACAATATTAGGAGAATAATATGCCACTACCACAAAGAAATAAAGATGAACAAAAAGATAGTTTTGTATCTCGTTGCATGAGCAATGAAACAATGAAAAAAGATTATCCAGACTCAAAACAGCGTGTTGCTATTTGCATACAGCAAGCCACTGCTGGTTGCGACTGTATAGAATCCGCTGATTTTCAAATGCAAATGGAAGTATATGGATATGAAGAAGAAATTAGCGAAGACAATTTCTATATACCAGCTGAAGCAGAATATGTAGATTTTGGCGAAACAACAGAAGAGTGGGACTGCGCAAAGGAAAAGCCTGGATTATGGGAAAATATAAGAAAGAAAAAGGAACGCATGGGCAAAAACTATAAGCCAGCAAAAACCGGCGATCCAGATCGTCCAGATCCAAAATCATTTAAAAAAGCTCAATCTGATAGCGGTAGCGAAATGGCAGTTGAGCAATTGCAAAAAATGCACGATCAACTTATGGAAGTTGTTTCCAAGATAAAAACTATGGAAATAGAATTTCAAGATTGGACAAAAGATATGATTTCTAAGGCAGAAATATATGTGCAAAATGTTTATGATTTTGTAACATATTATGAGCCAGGAAAATACGAAGATGAATATGTTGAAGATCCATCTGAACTAGACACAGAAGATATGAATGATATGGAAGACACAGAATCAAAATTTCAATATAAAGATCCAGAAACTCAGGAGTTATATACATACAATAGACGCGGTGTTTATGAAAAAGAAGGCCGACCGTTAATTTATGTTGGTAAAGCCTCAGAGTATCAAGGACGAAAAGTAACTCTTAATAAACCTTTTAGAACACCAAGTGGTCCAAAGAAATTTAGTGTTTATGTAAAAAATGAAAAGGGTAATGTTGTTAAGGTTAACTTCGGTGATCCCAACATGACTATTAAGAAGAATATTCCAGAACGCAGAAAGAGTTTTAGGGCCAGACACAATTGTGACAATCCGGGGCCAAAATATAAGGCAAGGTACTGGGCTTGTAAATCGTGGTAAAAGTATTATATGATAAGTGGGTGGGTCATCTGTCAGAAAATAAGATGACCTACTCACAACATTTTAATTTTGCTATTTTGCATGGATTAGAATGCGTCATGGCGGGCATGTACCTAATAATACATGGAATATTTCCATGTTTTTATAGACACGCCGGTAGCGACCTAGTGCATAAATTGGATAAAGTATTTACAAATAGAGAAGAAGCTAGCAAACAAAATTAGTACAAGCCCATATTGTAAATGGCGTTGTTTTGGTGTATAATAAGGTGGAGCAAAAGGATCAAATGTGAAAGACACAATTTTTTTCATTTTTTTAGTTTTGTTATTAGAAATTAGTATTTTATTTTTATGTTATCATTCTATTACAAATAGAATATTATCAAAACCATTTTTTAGATATAAATTATTAAAGGAGACAAATATGGGATTAGTTTATGAGCTAGTGTGTGATAAACCAGTAGATGCCGATGTCGTTGAGCGTAGATTAACAGTCACGGTAAATGGCTCTGTTATTGGAACTGAAACTTATAGTGGTGAAGTAACCAATCTAGGAGAAAAATCATTTACTCAAGGCGATTCTGTAGAATTGTCACTAGTTGATGTGGATGATGTTGGCAATGTTAGCGAACCAGCTATTTTAAATTTCGTAGCTGCGGATACACTTGCCCCATCTGTTCCTGGATTGTCTGTAAATTTGATAAGAGAAGAATAATTATCTGTTTTTTGATTTTCATTATGTGGGAGAATTAATGTCTCCCACACTTTTTATTGTTGAGGTAAAAATTGAGTTGGGCACCATTAAGAAACTATACCCATTATAGTTTACTAAAAGGCTTTTCTAAGCCAAAAGATTTAGCTAAGTTTTGCAAACAGAATGGATATACTGCTTGTGGAATAGCAGATTACAAAACCATTTCTGGTGCAGTTACATTTTTTAAAGCCTGCAAAAGTGTTGGCATTAAGCCAATCATTGGCTGTACTTTTGACAATTATACATTATTTGCTAAAAATAAACATGGCTGGCTTGATTTAATAGAATTAGTTTCTTCTCTAGATGAGAATAATAATCCACCAACAGAGCTATGTAGACAAATCTTTGCTAAAAGAAATTTAATTTGCTTATCAGATAAAAAATCTTCTGCTTTGGGTGATGATTCATATGCATATTCTTCTGCTACTCCGGTAAGTTATTATATTAACGAAGAGGACGCTGAATTACATAGAATATTACTTTGTTCTGATCTAAAAACAACTTTGCCAAAAATACATAAGCAAATACGAAACAATGAATTGCCTAGTGATTTAAAAGTATTCTTTACAGAATCTAGATACAATGTTATGCCAGAAGCTGATGTTTCTAAGCTAGGAAATATATCGGAAATAAACGAGATAATAAATAAATGTGAAGATTATGATATATTAAATAAACCAATGTTGCCCAAATTTGACTGCCCAAACAATCTTTCAGAAGAAGAATATCTAAAAGAGTTGTGCAGAATAGGATGGAAAAATTTATTATCTGGTACCAATAAGGTCGATACAGAAGAAAAGAAAAAGCTTTACGGAGACAGATTTAAGGAAGAACTTGGAGTTATTAAACGAGCTAATTTGTTCGGATACTTTCTTATTGTACAAGACATAATTAAGTATGTAAATAATCAAGGGTGGATGTCTGGACCGGGAAGAGGAAGTGCCGCAGGATGTTTAATATCTTATTTACTTGGTATAACACAAATTGATCCTTTAGAATATGATTTGTTGTTTTCTAGATTTTATAATGATGGTAGAAACACCAAAGATAATATTTCATTACCAGATATTGACATGGATGTTCCAAGCAATAAAAGAGATAATGTTATAGATTATTTAAAAGAAAAATATGGACATGGACATGTTAGCCAAATGATAACATTTGGAAGATTGCAGGGAAGAAGTGCAATTAAAGAAGTATTAAGAGTATATGAGGCTTGTTCTTTTTCAGAGATGAATGAAATTACAAAATATATTCCTAATGAAGCCGAAATATCTGATCAGTTAGCAGAAATGGATGATGAAGATCGTTCTATTATAAGATGGGCATTAATAAATAACAGCAAAGAATTGAACGACTTTTGCCATATTAATGATGCTGGAGAACTAGATGGAGATTACGCAGAATATTTCAAGAGAGCTATTAATATTGAAGGAACATTTAAAACACAAGGAAAACATGCTGCTGGCGTTGTTATATCCGCAGAGCCACTTAATAAAGTTTGCCCAATGGTAAAATCTAAAGACGAGGAAGAAAAATTAGCTGGACTAGAAATGGCAGACCTAGAAGCTTTAGGACACGTTAAGTTTGATATTTTAGGCTTAAGCTTATTAGAGAAACTTATGTATATAGCAGAACACAAGAAAGAGAAGGTGTACAATTAAAAGAGACTATATAGTATTTGATTTTGAGACAGGTTCTAGAAATCCAAATAAAACTCAACCAACACAAGTTGCTGCTCTTGCTTTAGATGGTAGAAATTTTAAGCTAAAGGGTCAATTTAATAGTGAAATTCAGCCAATATTAGATGACGCTAAAGCCATTGATCTTGGCTTAGACCCAATTGAAGATGAGGCACTAAAAATAACAGGAAAAACAAGAGAAAGTTTATCCAAGGCTCCAACCATTCATGTTGTCTGGAATAAGTTTGTTCAATTTGTAAATCAATATAATTGGAAAGGCGATCCATTTTATGCTCCAATTCCTGTTGGTTTTAATATTCTTGGTTTTGATATGATAATAGTGGATAGATTGTGTGAAGAACATGGGCCTTGGGATAAAGATAGAAGAAAGCAAAAATTATTTAGTAGAGTATATAAGTTTGACATAATGGATAATGTATTCGCTTGGACAGAAGGTGATCCAACAATAAAGTCTATTAGCATGGACTCTTTACGTGGAATAATGGGTCTGTCTGCAATTAATGCTCACGACGCTCTACAAGACGTAAAAGATGAAGCTAATATATTTATTAAGCTTATGAAAACTCACAGAGCAGTATATCAAAATATGAAATTTGAAAGAGCATTTGCTGACGGGAATCTATATGTTAAGTAAAATTTGCATATATTGCGAACAATCTAAATCTATAGATGAATTTCCAAAACATAAGCAAAATAAAGACAGACTTGACAATCGATGTAGATCATGTATAAAAGAACAATCTAATCTAAGAAAAGAGTTGCATAAAACGGCACCAGAAAAGCCAGAACTTTGTGAATGCTGCGGCAAAATCCCTAAAGTCTGGCATCTAGATCATAATCATTACGATAATTCATTTAGAGGATGGCTGTGTGATAAGTGTAATACTGCGATTGGCATTCTAGGAGATGATCTAAACGGTGTTACTAAAGCAATGAACTATTTGTTATCAAGAAATAATCATGATTGACTATAATGACAAAAAAACTTGGCAACTGTTTGCTGAAGGGAAAACTAAGGGTATTTTTCAACTTGAAAGTAATCTTGGTAAGTCTTGGGCAAAAAAAGTGCAACCAAATAATATAGAAGAACTGTGCGCCCTTATTAGTATAATTAGGCCAGGAACTTTAAAAGCATATGTTGATGGTAAATCTATGACTCAACATTATGTAGATAGAAAACATGGCAAAGAAGAAGTTACATATTTTCATCCCGTTCTAGAAGATATATTAAAACCAACTTATGGAGTTTTAATCTATCAAGAACAAAGCATGAGAATAGCAGAAAAAGTTGCTGGTTTTAATCTTAAGGAAGCTGACGCATTAAGAAAAGCTATTGGCAAAAAGAAAGCAGACCTCATGAACGAGGTTAAAAAAGCTTTTATATCTGGATCTGAAAAAGTTGGCATTGTGACAAAAGAAGAATCAGAACAGATTTTTGAATGGATTGAAAAATCTTCTAGATATTCATTTAATAAAAGTCATGGAGTAAGTTACGCCGTTTGCTCTTACTGGAGTGCATATCAAAAGGCACATAATACTAAAGAGTTCTTTTTATCATATTTATATCACGCTAATGAAAAACAAGATCCGCATAGAGAAATATATGAATTAGTGTCAGAGGCAAAGCTTTTTGATATAGAAGTAAAATCTCCCAATTTATCAAATTATGGTAAAAAGTTTAATATAAAAGGTAATACTATATTTTTTGGCATTAAAGATATTAAGTCTTTAACTGGTAATACTGGCGATAAGCTTGTAGAAAGTATACAAGAGATAGAGCAAGAGCTAAATCAAAAAATTAAAGATTTTAGCTGGCTGGAAATACTTTTATTTTTAACACCAAGAATAAATTCTACCTCCTTTAAAGCTCTAGCATCTATTGGATTTTTTAAAGGATTTGCTGAAATAATCACAAGAAATAAAGCCTTGTATGACTATGACATATATAAAGGATTAACAACATCAGAAAAAACTTGGCTACTAAATAATTACAATAAGTATAAATGGAGTAATTTAATAGATGCGCTTACCAGCCTTGCTCCTACTAAAAAAGAGGGCGGCGGAACTAGTAAAGCGGAAAGAAAACAAGTAATTGAAAATGAAATTCAAATGCTAATAGATCCACCATATGATTTAGAAGATGATCCTAGTTGGGTAATTGACCAAGAAACCAGATTTTTAGGGTGCCCAATATCTATATCTAGAGTAGAAACATCAGATACTTCAGCCTCTAATACCACATGTAAAGAAATAATAAATGGAAAACGTGGCAAAAACCTATGCATAGTAGCTAATATACAACGTATATCAGAATATAAGATTAAAAAGGGCGATTCTCAAGGCAAAATAATGGCCTTTTTGACTATTGAAGACGAAACATGCATATTAGATAATGTCATAATATTTCCATCTGTAAAAGATAAGTATAAATATATTCTATATGAAGGCAATAATTTAATTTTCTGTGGATCGGTTACAGGAAAAGATAACGCTTTTATAATAGATGCAATTCATGAAATTTAAACAAAGGAGACACAATGAATTTATGTTGCTTTACCGGATATTTAGTTGACGATCCTGCAATATGTATTGTAGACGATATAGTATTAGCTGAATTTACTATGGTTATTTATAATTACAGAAGATCAAAAAATACTGGCGAAAAAACCAGAACACCAACGTTTATCAGATGCGAAGCATGGCATACTGGTGCTGAGACAATTGAAAAATTTGCACAGCGTGGAACTAAAATTACTGTTCATGCTTCTGTCAAGAATGTATCTAAAGATAATAAAAATATTATATTTAGAATTAATGAATTTGATTTATGCCATCAGGATGAAGAATAATGAGAAAAAAAAGAATACTATTTTGTAGTGAAGCCACTTTTCTTAATACTGGATATGCTACATATACTAGAGAGATATTAAATTACTTACATAGCACGGGAAAATATGAGCTAGCAGAACTAGCTGCTTATGGCGAAAAAGATGATCCTCAAGCCAAAAATATTCCATGGAAATTTTATGGCGTGGTGCCAAATAGAAATGATAGCGAAGAAGATAAGCAGCGATACGCCTCTGTTCCGACAAATCAATTTGGAGAATTTAGATTTGAAGAAGCTTGTCTAGATTTTAGACCCGACTTTGTGTGTGATATTAGAGATTTTTGGATGTATTCTTTTATTGATAGATCACCATTTAGACAATATTTTAAATTTGTTTTAATGCCTACGGTAGACGCGCGACCGCAAGCAAGAGAATGGGTGGCAATGTATGAATCAGCGAATGCTTGTTTAACATATTCTGATTGGGCTGGAAACGTTATTATGGATCAATCTGGTGGAAAAATTAATTATTTAGGAAGCGCACCGCCGTCTGCACATCCAGCTTATAAACCTATTGAAAATAAATTAGAATTAAAATCATTTTTTGGTTTAGATCCAACTTGTAATATTATTGGCACAGTAATGAGAAACCAAAGAAGAAAATTATATCCAGATCTATTTGATGCTTTTAAAAAGTTTTTATCTAAAGTTGATAATCCTAGAAAATACTTTTTATATTGTCATACTAGTTATCCAGATTTAGGATGGGATATACCAGAATTAATTCAAGAATATCAACTATCTTCTCATGTGTTATTGACTTATGTATGTAATGATACAAAAAAGCCATTTCCTTCATTATTTCGTGGAGCTATTGCACAATCTCCTTTTAGTGGGAAATATAGTGCTACCATTTCTAATGTAAAAAATGGGCTTACATATGAAGATTTAGCTAAAATTATTAATTTATTTGATATATATGTTCAATACGCCAATTGCGAAGGCTTCGGCTTACCACAGGTAGAAGCTGCTGCTTGCGGTGTTCCGGTGGCTGGAACCGATTACTCAGCAATGGAAAGTGTACTAAGACAATTAGATGGTATCCCAATAAAACCCAAAGCTTTGTATAAAGAACTTGAAACAGGATGCTTAAGAGCGGTTCCAGACAATGATTTAGCTGCCAATATATTTAAAGAATTTTTTGACAAACCAGAATCTATTAGAAAAAGAATGGGATTCAATTGTAGACAAAAATTTTTAGAACATTTTCAGTGGAATAAAAGCGGCAAAATGTGGGAGGATTATTTTGATTCACAAGAAATAATACCAGACCAATTGGGATGGAAATCTGCACCAAACATAAAACAACCAGCACCTAAACCGCAGCAGCTTCCAGATAATGTTAAGCATGAAGATTTAGCAAAATGGTTGATATCTGAAGTGCTGTGTGAACCGCACCGAATAAATTCTTTTATGGAAGCTAGACTAGTACGTGATTTAATATATAAAACCACAACTTCTGTTGTTGGAGGAATGTATTATAACGAAAGTTCGGCAGCATTTGATGATAAAATGCACAGAGGTCAATTTGATTTTGATATAGCCTATAATCACATGGTAAATCTATGTCACAGAAGAAATTATTGGGAACAAAGAAGGATAGAAACAATAAAATGAAAATATTATATATAGGTCATTATAAAGAAGGTTCTGGGTGGTCACAAGCCGCCATAGATTATATCTTGGCGTTAGATAGCATTGGAATAGATGTAGTGTGTAGAGATATAAAATTGACAAATAATAAATTTGACATTCCAGATAAAATATTGTCTTTAGAATCTAAGTCTTTAGATAATATAGACTATTGTATACAACATGTTTTACCCCATCATTTGGTATCTACAAATAAATTTAAAAAAAATATCGCCTATTTTGCTGGAGAAACAAATACTATAAAACACTTGTTGTGGTTTGAAAATTTAAAAAACATGGATGAAGTATGGGTTCCAAATAGTGACTATAAAAATATATTAAAAAATGATGGAATTAGTAATGTTCATTGCGTTCCACACACTTTTAATTTAGATAAATTTAAAACAAAACACAATAACATAAATTTCAAAGAATATGATTCTTATTTTAAATTTTATACTATTAGTGATCTTAATGACAGAAAGAATATAGAATCTATTTTACGTTGCTATTATTCAGAATTTACTAATGATGACGGCGTAGTTTTGGTTTTAAAATTACGTAGAAGCGGCATAGACCCAGCGGTACTAGACAATCACTTGAAAAAAACAATAGAACAAATTAAAAAAGAACTCAGAATTCACAAAGATATGTCAAAATATCCACCAGAGGTTATAATCAATATAGATCTTAAATCTAGTGATATATTGTCATTACATCAATCTTGTGATTGTTTTATTAATTTGTCTCATGGTGAAGCGTGGTCTATACCATCTTTTGATGCAATGTGTTTTGGTAAAACGCCAATATGCAGCAGAACTGGTGGGCCAACAGAATTTATAAATATTGATAATCCATCAACTGGAAAACTGATTGATGGAATATATAGTATTTGTAATCACCAAGATCCAGCTTTCATGGAATTATGCTCTGGAAAAGAAGAGTGGTTTACTCCAAGCGAATCATTAGCTAAACGAGCAATGAGATACATGCTAAATAATAAAGACAATATAGATAGAACTGCTGGGCTATTGCGTGGTGAAACATATAATTATGAAAATATTGCTACACTAATAAGGAACTTATTAAATGATTAATTCGTCTGTGCAGCAGATAATAAGCTTTGCAAATGTTGCTAAGAAAAAAGATAAATATAAAATATTAACCATACCTACACACGAAAGGTATGAAACACAATTGTCTAAAACTGGTCATGACTTTTATAGTCTAAATATAGATCAACACAAGAAGTGGAATACTTCTCAATGTCCTATTCCAGATAATTATCATATATTGCCACCAAATGATTTATGCTCTTACTTAAATTATGATTTTATTTTATCACAAAGCAAATTTGGTCAATTTCAAGTTCTACAACAAATTAATCAATCTTTACGCATACCATTTATATCGTTAGAACATACATTGCCATTATACGGATTACAGCCAGCAGAAAATATTAACGTGATGCAGTCTATGATAGGTAATGTAAATGTTTTTATATCAGAATTTTCTCAATCGTCTTGGAATATTGGCGTAGATTCACACGTTATACATCATGGAATAGATACCAAAACTTTTAATGATAACAATCAAGATAGAGAAAACCACATACTATCGGTTGCTAATGATTTTATAAAACGTGACTATTGTTTGAATTTTTATGGTTGGCAAAGAGTAACAAAGGACTTGCCAACAAAAGTGATTGGAGAAACAGAAGGACTATCTGTCGCTGCTCAATCTACTCAAGAGTTAGTAAATGAATATAATAAGTGTGCTATATTTTTTAATAGTTCTACATTAAGCCCTATTCCAACTTCATTATTAGAAGCTATGAGCTGCGGGTGCGCTGTGGTTTCAACTGCTACATGCATGATACCTACAATTATTAAAAATGATATTAATGGCTTTATATCAAACGATGAAAATGAATTAAAAAATTATTTGATTATGCTACTAAATAATCCAGAAAAACGTCACCAATTAGGAAAAGCTGCTAGACAAACAATTGTTGAATTATTTTCTGAAGAACAATTTATAACTAAATGGAACAAGTTATTTGATGAAACTTATGAGGTATTTTATACATGAAAATTAACATTACATCAGACGCATCTAGATCAATAAATGGATACAAAAACTATTTCACACACAATAATGATCATTTAGATCTAAACGATATCGTGACAAATTGTTGCGAGGAAATTATATTCACTGGTATAGATTATATTCCACAAGACAAAGTAGAATCAATATTAGATATAATTATATCTAAATTACGACTTGGAGGAAAAATATTTATTAGCGGATTAAACATAGATGCACTTGGTAGACTTATAGTCGCTGAACAGGTGTCAGAAGAAGATGCTAGTAATATGTTAGCTCCTATAAAATCTATTAGATCTAGATATAGTATTAGTAAACTTATTAAGCAAAAAAATCTTACTATAGAATATTCAATAGCCAAAGGACTTGTATATGAAATTTCCGCTATCAGAAAGTAATAATCATTCTAAAATAATACAAACTAATTGTAAAAATTGCGCTTTTGCAGTTTACGAAAAGGACACACAAATTGGTTGCCTACATGGCCGAGTTGATAAATTCAAAAATTTAAATCCAGACAATGTTCTTGAAGCTTATGATATAGATAAAAATTTCTATGTTATTAACAAATTTTGTAACTTTTATAGAGATAAGGATTCATGGAATAATGGTATTCCAGATACTGAAAAGGTGCGACAAGAAGCTAAATTAACGTTTGATATTTTCTTAAATTGTGATATTATAAATGATGAATATCTAGAATGGATTAAAGAGTTTATTAAGCATATAGATGAGTACGGCTCAGACAAAGTACACGTACACATATATCACAACGACAATATGGAATTGGAAAAAAAGAAAGACATATTGAGTCTTTTACCACTATTAAAAATATATACATTAAATGTTTATCTTTATAGTGCTGATGAGCTTAAACACAACATTATTTTAAAATCTAAACAGTCTTATCACTTAGATATTAGCTCAACTAATATAGTTGATTTTGATATTTTATCTAAGATAAATAGTGAAATTAATGACAACTTAAAAAGATTATTAGTTATAAAACTAAAAAATAATTACGTTTATTCCAATTTGTCTTATAAGATAGAGGGATTAAATACTAAAAATATAACAGAAGTAACAAATAAAATATTAAACTTCTCTAAACCAGATTACTATGCCGAGTTCTAATATGGGTAGAAAAAAATATTTGACAGTAGTTAAGAATAGGTCAAAAAATAATAGAAGTACCATAAAAGCATCTGTAGTTAAGAATGAACTAATCACATTTATATTATTATGTGATATGCCTGGACACAGAATGAAGTCTTATGGGTCAACTTCTTTAGTTGAAATAAATGGAAAAAAACTAATAGACATACAAATAGAAGCCATAAAATCTAAATTTAAAAATTATGAATTAATAATATGTACTGGATTTGATTCAGAAAATTTATATAAGTATATTAGAATAAATCATGCAAAAGATAATATTAGATTTATTGAAAATCAATTATTCCATAATACTAACTCTTGCGAAAGCCTTAGACTATGTTTAAATAATATACGAAACCACAAGGTATTTATATTAGATGGTAGTTTAATTTTTAAGTCTACTATTTTTGATAATATTAAATTAGACCATAATTTTATTATTATTGAAAATGACACAAAAGATAACTTAGAAATAGGCGTAAATATTAATGAATATAATTTAGTAGAACACATGTCATTTGGAGCTACTCTTACATGGTCAGAAATACTATTTTTATCAGAAACAAAAACAATAGATTGTATGAAACATTTATTATGTAATATAGATTACAAAAATAAGTTTATATTTGAGGCAATAAATGATATAATTAATATGAAACATAACATTGCGTATATTAAAAATCAACATTACCCTATTTATAAAATAAATAGTATCAAGAGCTATAGAGACATTAAGAGGTTTTAAATGAATATTGTAGTAGATAATTTTTCAACAACGAACGACACTCAATCTTTATATATAGTCCACACTTTAACAGAATTGGGACATCGAGTTATAGTACCAAACCCTTCGCTTGATAGTATTTATGATATTATGGATAAGCACAATCCAGATATTTACATAACACACGCCTCAGTTTTGTCTAAAGATTTAATTTTTTACTTAGAAAATAATCCAACATGTAAAACAGATATGTTGCTGTGTGTTAATACGTTACAGGCAGAACATATAGCAGCAATAGATAAATTTATTAATACAAATAATATAAAATCATCATTCTTTTTTACACACTCACCTGTGCAAAATTTACCCAAGCTTAAGAATAATGTTATTGCGCTGCGTTCAGCCGCAGATCTAAATTTATTAAATAAAAATCCAAACGTAGAATATTCTATTGATAAAGCTATTTTTGTATATAATAAAGAATCTATAAAAACATATGATGGTTGTTATCATATTATTACAACAAACTCTAATATAAAAAACGAAGTAGATATCTGTTTACCAGAAGTGGCTCTTGGTACACTATATAAATACTATGATCATATTATATTTAGAGATAATATTGGCTACTTGACTCAACCATTTTTTGATGCTATAATGATGGGAGCAAAAGTATATTTTGATATTGATGATGATGACCAAAAATCACATTTTGAAACTATGATTAAGCAAGTATTTCAAGATGATATTATTTTAAACTATAATGCACATAATAAGCTAAATGATTTCAGCAAGCTTAAAAATCATATTCTAGAAAAACATACTAATAAGAATAGAGTGAAAACTTTATTATCAAATATTAAAAAGGATATTACTAATGAGTGACGTTACAGTAATTTTGAGTGGATACAAAAGACCGCACGTATTAAAAGAACAATATCAAGCTATTTTAGATCAAACTTATCAAAATATACCAATAATGTTTTGGTCAAACTATGATAAAGATTCTATGGATAAATACCCATATGACGTATTACATAACGTTGTTTCAACATTTTCTAATGTCAATTTTGGTGTATGGGCAAGATTTGCATACGCATTGAATGCTCCCACAAAATATGTTTGTGTTATTGATGATGATACAATACCGGGAAAAAAATGGATAGAAAACTGTTTAGAAACCATGAAAACTCACAGAGGATTATTAGGTTGCCGTGGGGTAAGAATGCTTGGCGATGACTACGCTAATTATCCTGGATGTAAATATGAAAGTATATGTGGAAATAATAACATTGAACAAGTAGACATTATGGGACATTCGTGGTTTTTTGAAAAGGCATGGTTAAGAGCATATTGGGCAGAAATGCCTCAGACAATTCCAGCTTTTGGTGGAGAAGATATGCATTTTTCATATGCTATACAAAAACATTTTAATCTCAATACATATGTGCCTCCGCAACCAGAGAATGATAAGGACATGTGGGGTTCTATAAATCCATCTAAATATGGGGAAGACTATAATGCCACATCTAGAACACCAGATGGGTACAATCAAGCTAATTCATATTGGAATTTCTTATTATCACAAGGATATAAACTAGTAAAGGATAAAAAATGATTTTAATATCTTTTGGTACTAGACCAGAATGGATAAAAATCAAGCCACTATTAGATAAATTAAAAGGAAAAATTCCATTTAAATTAGTATGTACTGGTCAGCACTCGTCTTTGATAGACGCATCAACTAAAGATTATTCTATAGAATATCTATATATAGAAGAATATAAAAATAGACTAGATAGTATATTTATTAGTATATTGCAATGCGCAGATGTTATTTTTAAAGATGTAAGTCATGTTATGGTGCAAGGAGATACAACTTCTGCTCTTGCTATGGCATTAGCTGCATTCCACAGAAAAATACCAATTATACATCTAGAAGCTGGACTAAGAAGTTTTGATAAAGAAAATCCATATCCAGAAGAATTCAATAGAATTAGCATAGGGGCAATGGCTGATATACACTTATGTCCAACAAAAACGTCTTTATATAATCTTAATAATGTAAAAAGTATAAATTCTAGTGCTCATGTTGTTGGAAATACTGTGTTGGATAATTTAAAACACTTAAAATCTACTTTAGAGCCTATAGTTCTCATTACACTGCATAGAAGAGAAAATTTATATAATGTCAAAGATTGGTTTAATGCTATAGAAGAATTAGCTATAGAAAATCCTCATTTAGAATTTATCTTCCCAATGCATCCCAATCCAGAGATACAAAAGCATAAAAACATATTTAAAACCGTTAAAACAATATTACCTCTTTCTCATGAAGATTGTATTGATTATATATCTAGATGCTCCTTAATAATAACTGATAGCGGTGGTATACAAGAAGAATCTGCATTCTTAAAAAAGAAATGTATAGTATGTCGTAAAACTACAGAAAGAATAGAAGGAATGGGAAGATTTTCTCAGCTATGTAAAGAACCAATGAGTTTAAAAAGCGTGTTTACAAATACTAAAATAGAATTAATAAGTGATGTCTGTCCATATGGAGATGGATACGCAAGTGATAAAATAGCATGTATATTAGAAAATATAATGTAGTATGACAAAATTATTTAGTAAAGATATTATTGTTTTCAAGGAAAAGCTAGAATTAAATAAACATTTTAGTTTTTCAAAATACGCCGATGGCGAATGGGCGGTTATAAAAAACCACAAAATAAATAACAAAGAATTTTGGTTTGATCCATCTGATCCTAAAGATCAAATTAAACGAAAAAAATTAATAGAATCGTTTCAATATAAAAATGATAGATATTATGTTGGTATATCGTGTCCGTGCTGTCAAGGATTAGACACATTCAACGAAATGAAGCAATATTCTAATCAAGATAATGAGCATCTAACATGGGCTAATATATGGGTAAATAATAACTATAAATATTTTGTAAATAACATAATCCCCATTTTCTCTACAAGACCAACTGTATTATTTTGTAACGAGAATGGAAAAATAAATAATTTACCATTTAAGCCCTATCTCCACATTCCCATAAAACATAATGCATGGGAATATAGTTGGAATATAGTTGAAGAATCAAAGATGTTAATAGACAATTATAATTTAAAGAATATGATCTTTTTATTTTGCTGCGGACCATTTGGAAATATTTTATGTCATCAATTAACCAAGCATGAGCCAGAAAATACCTATCTAGATATAGGATCAACACTAAATCCATATTTACAATCTGCTGGTTTTGATAGATTTTATTATATGGGTAATAATATGTGGTCGAACATGGAGTGCGTATGGGGAGAATAGATTTATCAGATATTACCTTAATATCAATTTGTGGACATGAAAAATATTTAGATAATACCATAAAAGCTGCACAATTCTGTAGTAAGAAAATAAGCTTTGGATCAATTAAGATTTTATCTAATACTTCCCGTGATAATGATGATATTAATATTATTAAAATTCCATCATTAAATAAAGAAGAATATTCTTATTTTTCTATATATAATTTACCATCCTATATAGATACAAAGTATTGTTTGACTTTTCAGTGGGATGGTTTTATAATCAATCCAGATTTGTGGCTAGATGAATTTCTAGATTATGATTATATTGGAGCACCGTGGCTGCATGAAAAATATAATAATGTTGGTAATGGAGGTTTCTCTTTGAGAAGTCAAAAATTTATGCAAGCGGCTAAGACATTAGAGTATAATAGTAAAATACAGTTTCAGCCACACATACCAGCTGGTCAGTTAATAACGCCAGAAGATTGGTTTGTTTGTAACTATTCTTATGAACACATGATTAATATGAACGTAAGGTTTGCTAATATAGATTTAGCGTATAAGTTTTCGGTAGAACATCCATCTAACAGAAAATATTTTAATAGAAATAATTTGTCTACATATAATTCTTTTGGTTTTCATGGAGAATTTAATGTTGCTGCAATGAACTTATTATATAAATAATGATGAAACCATATTCTGTTCACGTATTTGCTTATTATCAAAATGAGGGTGCATGGCTCTTAAAAAGACTAAAAGAATTTTATAATGGCCATATATATTTATCATTAATTAATAATTCACCCACAAACAAAGAATTATTGTCTATTGCGTCTTCTTTATTTGATATTACCGTCACATATGTTGAAAATATGGGCACGGATCAATTTGGATTTTATGAAAGTTTTAAAAAAGATAATATAGATTCTGATTGGGTTTTATATTTACATGACAAGAATATTAATAAGCAAGATTGGTTAGAAGAGCTTATACATCCATTATCTAATATTAATTTATCTATGTTAAATAGAAGTGAAAACATAGGAATTATTGCATCTGCAAAACATAAAAATAAAGTGAAAAATATTAATCAATTAGTAGAATTTTATGGTAATATAGACTTTAAATATAGAAAATTATTAGTACTAAATATGCATACAGTAATATGGCTAAAAGAACTACAGAGAATATTATTAGAAAAGTATAACTTATCTCATGAAGATAGCTTATGTCCAGAATTTACTGCTGGAAACGTATTTTTGGCACGAAAAGATGTGATACAACAAGCACATCAATGTATTTATAAAGAATTTTTTGACCCATTTTATCAACCAGACGGCAAGGTGGAGCATGCATTAGAAAGATTCTATTTTTATGTATCTCAATGTCTTGGTTATCAAAATTTATATATATAGGTAATATAATGAATATAGGATTTTATATAAAGAGCTTATCAGAAGATAAACAATTACAACATATAGCACCAATTATTAATAAAAATATAGAACATAATGCTATATCTGACGCTAGCATATTTTATGATGGTGTTGGATTTGTTCCATACTTTTTGGATTGTGGATTATTTAATTCTACGGATCTGTGGGGATTTCGTGGAACTCTGGTAACTATGAATATAGATTGCCTAAAAAAGAGCATAAAAATTGTTAATAATATTAAAACTGTATTTTATTATGGTTGGGAGGATATAGATGTATTTAATCTACTTTATGTAGTATCTAAAAAAATTCCAATTATCTGCAAAACAGACCAAGATAAAAATAAAATATATAGATTAACTAAATATAATGCTAATATCGTAACAGAAGAAAATTTTGTTGATGTTATAAAGGATATATTATGAATGAAAATAAAATTGTAGATATGTATGTAAAAGAGAAAAAAAGCACATATCAAATAGCTGAACTACATAACACATATGCTAATAAAATACGAAGAATTCTTATTAAGCATGGTGTAGAACTTAACGATAAAAGTGAAGCACAAAAAAATGCATTAAAAAATGGAACGTCTAAAATACCAACAGCCGGAAAAACCAGAACCCTAGAAGATAAACTAAAAATAAGTGATAGTCTAAAAAAATCGTGGGATAACTTATCAGACAAAGAATACAAGAAGCGAGTTAAAGCTTCTAAAGACCGCTGGGACTCAATGTCAAAACAAGAAAGACAAAAAATGCAAGATGCTGCAATTAAGGCTATACAAACAGCTGGGAAAGAAGGTTCTAAGCTAGAAAAATTTTTACAAAAAGAGTTGACACGGGCGGGATTTGTGGTAGAATTTCATAAGACAAACCTTATAGCCAACACGAATCTAGAAATTGACATGTACATTCCTTCTGCTAGAGCTATAATAGAGATAGACGGCCCATCTCATTTTTTACCAATATGGGGTGAAGAAAAGTTGCAAAAACAAATAAAAGCAGATGAACATAAAACTGGCTTGATTTTGAGTAAGGGCTTGGCTATTATTAGAGTAAAGAATTTGTCTGATTCTATAGCTCTAGTAGATAAAGAAAAGTTAAAAAACAATCTTTTAGCAATATTAAATAATATAGAAAAAAGTTTTCCAAATAAAGATAAACGATTTATTGAATTAGAAATATGAGGAACATATGAAAGAAGATGAGATTTTTGAAGATGTAAAACTTGAAACTCCTAGCAATACAGATACTAGTGTTAAGAATGTTGTGCAAGTAGATAGTCCACATCCACTGTCTCCAGAATGGAATGATTATGTTATGGGACTATTTACAGAATCAGAACTTGTTGATGGCAACCCTTTAGTGCATGGTCTTAGAAGAGTAGCTGAACTGCTTTTGGGACAAATAGTATTTAGTGGTCCAACACAGGTCTTTCCGGTTCAACGAGATGACCATCACGGTAGAGCAACTGTAATCTTTTCAGTTGAATTTAGCAATGGGATTAGATATTCAGAAGTGGCAGACGCATGGGAAGGAAATACTGATGATATGTTTTGTGCTTATGCGGTTGCTATTGCTAGCACAAGAGCAGAGGCTAGAGCTTTGCGTAAAGCCTTAAAGATTCGCACAGTAGCTGCCGAAGAACTAACAAAGAAAGATACTGCTAAGATAGTTCGTGAAATATCGTCTACAAAAACTAGTAGCGATGGTGACTATAATGATCAGGGCAGAATGAGTGATGCTCAACTAAACTTCATTGATGTTAAGTGTAAGCAACTTAATATTAACGGAGCTGGTTTATTCAAAAGTTTATTTAATGTAGATTTAAGTAAAAAGATTTCTAAGAGAATAGCCAGCGATATAATAGATAAGCTAAATGACTTTCAGCGTGATAAGTCATTAATACCAGAAGAGATTGTGGGATACCAACAGGAGTGGCGTAATATATGATGAAATTAACATATACAACAAAGAATGGTCGATTAAGAGTAGAATTAGAAGGAGAATCTCAAAAAGACTTATTTGAGGCTATTAGTAAGTTTCAAGAAGTGTTTGATGAAACAGCCTGCGGTAAGTGTGGTTCAGAGAATCTAAGATTCGTAGTTAGAAATGTGGATGATAATTTATATTATGAGCTACGATGCTTAGACTGTGGTGCCAGACTATCATTTGGTGTCAATAAAAAGGGCGGTGGCCTATTTCCAAAGAGGAAAGATAATGAAGGCAAGTGGCTACCAGATGGTGGCTGGGTAAAATGGAATCCTAAAACGGAGCAATCTGAATGAAAAATTTATTTAGAGCAATTATAGCGTGTATTGTTTTTATTATGGTAGATAAAGCATATGCACAAAATGTTACTCACGTTTCAAACACAAATATAGTTCAAACAACACCATATGTGCAAGTTATGGTTCATCAAACTCCATATTATGTTGTTGCTGTGCCAGTGGTAGTAAATCCACTTATTGTTGAAACTAGAGTAATATGGGGCTATCCATATGTACCAGTATCTATTCCAGTAAATCAATATAATTATTGGGGATACAACAGGCAGTGCTTGCTAATTAATAACAAGTATTAAAAAAGAAAAGGGGTAGCATAATGGTGTGCTACCCCTAAGTTGATTATCTTATATCTATTATAGATATTCTACAGAAAAGTAAAGTCCATATTGGGTTTTGCTACCAATACTTTCTGGCTCAGAGCTTAATGCTACATACCAATCATGTTGAGTGCTAGAGTGTAGTACTCCTTCTTGAATAGCATATCCAAGAGCAGCGTTGGTATCTGATGTATTTGTATTTAATCCACTGGCACCTGGAGAGCTTGTAAATGTCATATCTGCCATTGGTGTAACTGGATCAAACTCGTTCCACGTATTTGATGATCGTCCTCTGTGCGAAAGATTAGAAACCGTTTGTACGGTAGCTGGATGCCTAGATTCGTAAACATATGTTGTTACGCCACTGGCATTATTATTGATATTATTTCTATCAAAAATTCTTAATTTACAATTTTGCACCCTGACCGGTATATCATTAGTAAATCTAATGTTTAGTGGGCATAAATAATTTGGTAGATTATTTAATGAGACAGCGGGCAGTGCTCCGTTAATAGAAACGGTACCAGAAGTAACAGCCGATGTATTATTTAATTGAGAGCCTTGAGTAACGCCATTAGCATCTGTTACGAATGTGCTAGATTGTTTGGCTCCCACGGGAACAGAAATGCCGAAATTACTACCATAAAAACCCAAGCCAGAACCGGCTGTATGATTAATTATAGTGTTAGAACCGCCCAAAATATTGGCATAAAATTTGAGTTCAGCTGGCATAAAAATCTCCAATTTAGAGTTAACTAATAAAATATACACATTTTTTATGTAATGGTCATAGTAATATATTGTAAGAATCCGGCTATATAGGGATTAGCCCTATCTGTTATTAAGGTATGAGTAATATCATTATGAAAATGGTAAAAACAATCATATTTTCCACTATTATTAGACTCTAGTGTAAAATCAGACTCTTTTACCTCTTGAATGAATCCTTCTCCACGTTTAGAGCTACTAGTTAGTCTAGTCATTGGAATCTGTTCTTTTGGTGGTTCATCTAATTGTTCTATAAAATATAGAACACCTTCTTCAAATTTAACTACTGCTGGCTTTCCGCCAGCTGCTGGAGATGGTATAGATACAACAAAAGCTTTTTTTTCTGGATCATTTCCTATTAATTGATCATTTTCGTACAAAGGAACAGGAGTATTAAAATCATTAGGAAGAAAATTAGTTCCTCTATATTTAGTATCAATTCCTTCTTTTGTGTAACACTTCTTATCAGAGCCAGATTTTATTACAACTCCAGATACTTTGCCAGATGAGTCTACGCTAACAGTCAAAATTACATTTTTATTTTTTACTTCGTGATCAAATGTATCTTGAAAGCCGCTACCACCAAATACAATTACACCATCTGAAGCCAATCCTATTTCATGTTTTAGATATTTAAATCCACTATTGGTAAGTAACATTCCTCGTCGTATAGGATTTTTAAACCAGGATGCTTTTGGTAATAATTTTGTGCTTCCATTAATTTTATCTCCTAGTTTTAAAATATCTTGTAATAATGCTGTTGTAGAACCAGTATCTTTTGTTGGTATAGGAATGTCTACAGAGCTATCATTAGGATTAAAATGTAGTATTCCAAAATATCGTGGATCAAATATTGTACATTGTTCTGGCCAATAATCAAAAATTCTAACATGTAAAGCTGTTGTTCCCATGCTATTAACATTATCTGTTGTTGATCCCCATTGTGGGAATCCATATTCTTTTCCGCCACCAGCAGATCCTCCTGCCGAAAAAATTCCTGGTATAATGGTTAGAGTATTAGTGGCTAATGTAGATGATCTTTGTTGATTTAATCCAAAATCCTGATTAATAGAATAGTTTAATTTACCACCAATTTTTTTGGTAATAGTTTGTTTAGCAGAAATTATACCAACACAATTGGCACCGTCTTTACCACCAGTTAAACTGCTTATGAACATTTGCGGGCTACCAACAGTATCGTAGCCGGTATTGCTTCTTTTTACAAAACAGTCGTATTTTACACTATTAAAAGTAGATACAGAATTAAATTCTGTTGCCGGATTATCATATAACTGTGTTCCAGTACAGCCTGAAATATCTTCTAATTTAATGACAAATTCATCATCTGGATATTTTAATAAAAGATTAGATCTTTTATACATATTGAGTTCAGATTTTTTTCCAAATAAACTTTCAGTAACTGAAATTCCTAATCTATTAAAAATAGCAGCTCTTACAACGTCGTATAATCTTCTATTTGGATTTCTAGCTTTAGTAGATAATAAATCGTCTGAAGCTGCAAATTCTGCTTGCAGCGGAGAAAATTGTATCCTATTTTTAGAAGATGGTATTGATGTTCCATAAAATGGAGCACGAATTCCACTAGCAGATGTTGCGTCAATAAAAAAATCTTTTTTACCTAAATTGCTCCAATTATTAAATATATAACTTGGATTAATAAATGTACTAGAACATTCTGCTGGAAAGTTTAAGTTGATATTGCCGTTTGGTTGTGGAGCATCCATTATCCAGTTTGAATCAATTTTACTGGCATCAAAAAATATTTTACTGTTATTATCACGACCGTTTGGATTAAATTCAACTTTTGAGTGACCATCGGAATATACTGGACCCCAAAAAGCCGGTAGCTGTTCAGCATATTTAAAAAGTGGATCATTAAATATAGCAGTATCTTCTATATTAGTAGCAAATAAATATGTTGTATCATTTAGTCCACCCATTTTAGGTCCAAGCTGATCAAAGATAGAAGCAACATAATATCTTTTACTAGGAACAAAATCAACAACAGGATTAGAAGGTCTATTAAAATTTATTATTATTCTTGTCAGAGGATCACTACCAACTGAACCATTATATATAGATGTCAATATGTTATCGTCAGCTAGCGCAGATAGTTTATTATTATAAAATTGTATTCTAGATCTAGATTCATAATCTGATGGACTGATTTTAGTGGGAAAAGTGCCAGCCGTATAATATCTATCATCTTTAAAATAAGTATCAGTATTGGCAATAAGCTTAATAAAGTGCCAATCTCCAAATCTAGTTCCTCCTCCAGCTGTTACATCTTGACCAAAATCTTGAACTATCCACTCTGCACCAATTTTAGTTAACATAACTACTTGGCCTTTTGTAAATTTACGCAACGACCTGTTCATAACAGTAATGCCTACTAATTTTTTTTCACCACACTCTATGTAATCTGGACCAAATGTGTATGGATTAGATTTTTGTGAAGACAATGGCATTGCTTTTCCAGTAGTAACTCCTTTGCATGCATCAATTAATTGTAAAGGATCAGCATTTTGTAAATCTCCTTCTGGCAAAGATTGTATTGGTGCGGGATCAATATCTGTTAATAATCTAGCTAAGATTTGTATATTTCCAGCGTGCCACATATTTGTATTAGGATCATAAAATGTTTCTAATTTTCCTGCAACCTTATCTTGTGAAAATTGATTTCTTGGATCGGCTGGTACAATACTACCAATATTACTTGGGCTTTGAGATTGAAAGTTGCTTGTTGTGTTATAAGAGTAAAATTGCCCATATGGTGTCTGTGGAACTCCAGCTATATTTATTCCGTTGAATGCTACACCCCTAGTGTTACTACGAGCAACATCATTTTTGAAGACCGGATCTAAATTATTATTATCTAAATTCTTTTGGAAAAAAGTTAATTTAAAATAGACACCTTGTTCTAAATTAAATAAATTAACTTTAATAATTATAGATTTTTCTAAACTATTATTAATTGTTTCTAATAAAGTGTCTTTTGCATTGTCTTTAGGATGATTACTATTAAATTGTCTTTCTTCATGATATTTAATTAAGTCATATATTTCTTGAGCAGTTGTAATTGTGGTTTTAACGTCTTGATATGTTTGAGCGCCTTTATTAAATTCTGTATAATATGCAGTTTCAAATGTGTAATCTATAAGAGTTTTATTATCTTGCATCTTACTGTCTTTTAGGTCTTGTGGAAGTGTTATCGAGGTATTTTTGAGATCTTTCCAAATACTATTAAAAGATTTACTACATGATCTTAATGTAAAAGACATCATGCTCAATTCTTTCAATAATTTTACAGATGATTTTATATCGTTATTTGGATCATCTGGATCTTTATTTAACTCCAAAAATTCATCACAAAAAAATTGATGATTTTCTTGTATGCTTGTACTATAATTTCCTTTAAAAACATCGCTCATGCTATATCCTCCTGATCATATAATCTTTGAGTATAATTTCTATTGTTATATGGAACATATGGCATATTATTATGTGGTTCATTAGAGTATGGACTAAATACTTGCGCCAATGAAGCGCCAGCAGAATTGTAATATTTATTAGCAGTACCAATACTATCTGGCATATGACTTGCTGTTTCTCCTATATTTTCCATAGATTGTAAACTGGCAGAATGAGCTAATCTGTATTCTCCCGGATTCATCATCAAAGTATTATCGCTATTAACCGACAAAACTAGTTCTGTCATTTTTGGCGAATTAAGAGCTAGTTGCGTATTAGATGATCTAGTATTCATATCTTTGATTTGTTGATACATTAATGAATAATTGACATTTGTTTGATTTTTTGCCATGCCTCGCCTAATAGTAGAATTGCGTTCATCTTTTAGTTTTTGTCTTTCTCTGCTAATATTTGCTATTGCGTCTTGTTTTTGTTTTTGTAGCTTTCCAAAACTAGATGTATATAAATCCATCTTAACAGTGGTTCGTATTGACTCATCTGATATGTCTATAGATAGATTAGTAATCAGGGGACCAAAGTTTGACAAAGATCTACCAATCGCTATGCCGCTTGGGGCTGCTGGAATAACAAATCCACCACGTTCAGATTGTAATAATAAACTATTAGCAAATTGAGCTTGCATAATACCAGCCGCATTCATAAGATCATATCCTTGATAATTCCAAGGAGATAAATTTTCATCTTTTATAAAGTCTATTTTTCCACCAATATTAGAATATACATTAGCTTGAACATCTAATAACGAAGATATCCATGGCCCATAGCATCTTTCTTTTGACATTAATGGCAATGCAACTAAATCTGGATATATTGGAGATGGAGAAGCAAATGCAATTAAGTTATTTAATGAATAATTAATAGCTCTTTCTAAAGTTCTATTATATATTAATTGTGCTGTAATTTTTTTAGCATTATCCAGTGGAATTAATGCTAGTGGATTTGTGGGTGGCGCCACTGTAGGATTTGTAAATTCTGAAATTTTTACAACATCCATGGTCATAGAATGTTTTAACATCGCTGGATTAACATTTTGCATTATAGAATCTCTGTATCTAGAATCTTTAGTAGCAACAATGCGTCCTGGAATTGTTATAAGTGCATATACATTATTTGTATCTAAATCTTCATTTTTAGTTTTTATGTATCCTTCAGAGTCTCTAATAAAAAATACATCTTTAGCTTCTTGTCCATCAGCACTTTCTCTAGTAGGCACTGGTAATTTTGTAAAAAATCTTTTGGTTCTTTTCCATATTCCACTTCCATATGTAGGAGAATCTGTATCTGTGTCACATACAAATCTTTTATATGGTGGATGAATTTTTTTGATATCTATAACCTTATTTCCATGTGTATTAACACGATAAAGCCCATTTTGTCCAGAAGCTGGAAAAGTCTTAGGAGTCATATAAAATTTATCATCTAGGTCACATTTTACAAATGCTATTGTTTTTTCTGGAGCTGGCTGATCAGTCGGATCAAATGACATAAATTTATCGCGATCTTCAGAAACATTATCCAATGAATAAACTAAATCTGGAATAAAATAATTAGCTTTTTCTTTTTGTTGCGTGAATGAGTTAGAATCTATACCATCAAAAGATAAAAATTGACTATTATCATATCTAACATAAGAAGATATCCTATAATTATCTAATATAAATTTTTGAAAATCTTGTGGAATAAATCCTTCATTAACGGCGCGGATTTTCCCATTTACTGTTTGTAAAAATTCAAAATTAAAATATCCACCCTGTTTTTCTGGAATATAATTATACTCATAAGAGTCTGTTAGTGGGTTTAAATTAGTAACTAGTGCGCCAGTAAATTTACCACTGACACTAACATCTGTGCTGAGAAATGAATCAAAATGGTGCGATAAAGTACCTAGTTTTTGTTTGCCAAGATTAATTTCATTTATAAAACTGCTAGTAAATTCATACCTAACACCAGAGCTTACAGATCTAGGTTTAAATCCAAATGGTCCGTAGTCATATTTGTCATTGGAGGAACCCAACAGCTGTGATAATAAATCTCCTCTTGATTTTTCATAATCTGTATAATATAAATTAACTTTTGTGGGAATTTTAATTAAGAATTTTTTTCCAAGACATTCATCAGCAATGCTTTTTAAAAAGTTGTATACTTTAAGAGAGTTTTCTTTTGTTTGTTTCGATAATCTATTTATTGCTTTTAAACCATTTGCAACAGCAGAACTTTCAAATTCTTGTATTAAACCAATTACATCTGCCTTTTTTAAAGTATCTGTATTTGCAAGTAATGTTTCTATTTTTCTTTTTAATTCAATCTCTAAAGCTGTCATATCTCCGGGAGACTGAGCAGACAATTCTTCCCAAGTATTTTTTAAAACTTTAGTTAATTCATCTCTGTTTGCCGCACCACCAAATTCTGCTAATGATGTTATAATACCATTTAATTTAGTAGCAAGTCCAGTTAAGCCGCTACTCATAACGCCTATTTTGGTTGCGCGTTTATAATATAAAGGATATCCAAAAGGTGGACTACATGGACTTGATGGTAAATTATCACTTCCATATGTTGGATCATCACTATCAAATACGCACCTTGGAACTGTAACAGCATAACCTCCTGATAGTTCTTTTTCTCCGTCTTTTTCTAAATCAATACCGACAACATCTGGCCCAAGTGGAATTTGATCTGGCGACACACCTCCAGCCGCATCACCTTCAAGTGGTTCCATATATATGTCATTATATGATAATAAAAAATTGCACCACTGTTCATACGAAATTGCTGCTGCTCTTAATTCTAATTCTGTGGCAACATAATACTTACCAACACCATTAGCGTTTAGATGAGATGAATCAAGTAATATTTGTTGATATGAACCATATCCTTTTGGTATAGTTACAGCTTTATTTCCAAGTAACCCATAATATGGTAAAATTTGTTGTTTTAAAGACGTTTTTAATCTCCACTGTGACTCAATGTTCAGCGGTTCTGTTCCTCCAAGTGTTTGTCGAACAGATATTGTATCTCTATCTGCGTTGGCAGAAAAATAATGCATATCTACTTCTTGAGCACCAACTATAAATTTATCAGTAACTATATTTGATAATTCAAAACCAACATCTTGATTTTCTACTGGTATACCAATATTACGTAAAGTATCAATATAATTTTTAATAGCACCAAATTGTGGCTGGAAAGATCTACTAATACTATCTACTTTTATAATACCAGAAATTAATTTTCTAGGATCCTTACCATTATCATCATTCCATTTTTTTAATACGGCACATTTAGGGTGATTAATAATCGGTAGCAAAGATACAAATAATTCGCTACTGGTAATATCACATATTTCTAAACATAAATCTAATAAATTAATTTGATCAAAATCAAAAAAATAGTAATCTGGTATATTTTTCAAACCACTTAGATCTACAACATAATTATGACCACGAAAATTAATATATCCACCAAAGCCAGCGTCTATATATTCTTGTGGTAACGGTATTTCCATTCCCATCAAAGCTATCATTGCTTGTTTTATTCTATAAAACGGCATACCCTGTGGACATCTTCTAGAATATCCAGTTCCGGTAATTGGAAATGTCATTGATGGAGCAGCTGGAATTTTAGTATATAAATCTTTACCCGTCAATTCATAAACGCCATTAGAATTAACTATTTTTTCTAATACATTTTTTTCATCTCCAAATAATATTCTTGTTGAAGCACTGGCATTAAATTCTAAAAATCCATAAATATTATACATATTTTGATGACTAAATATCGTTCCAGCATAATTATTTAATATTAATTGTACATTAGATAATATTTCTCTTGGGTCAACAACTTGTGCAGAATATAATGGATTTCCTCCTGGACCACGATTTTGCACATAGCTTTGTAATATACCGCCAAAACATAAATGAAATTTTCCAGATGGGCCAACAGCACTCTCAGTACCATAGGTGCTATCATACATGTAACCATATGCATCATCTATTGATGCTTTTGTTCTTCCAAATTTAAAAAATACTGGAGAACCAACTGGTGGTGGCGCAAACCTATCATATATTCCACTATGATAAATATCATCTCCATATGGAGAGCCTTTTGGTGAATAGTCTGATGTATTATATTCATCATTTACTAATTCAACTGACAATGTGCTAGTATTATCTCCATAGCCAGCATTAATATTAAAGCTTCTTATAGATGCCCCAAGAAACGTTTGTTGAGCATATTTTATATCTTCAGAACTATAAGAAAAAGATTCTGGAATAGCTAAATCTGTATCTAGATTAAATCCGGTCGGTTTAGCGGCTTGGTAGTATCCACTATTTGGAATTATAGATAATGTCATTTTTGATTGATCTAAGTTAAAGTTCTAAAAGAAATATTATATATATTATATCTTTCCACCGCAATGTTTAATAATCCAGAAGTAATAACTTCATATCCCAATCCACCAGTTGATGGCCCAGAGTTATGAATATACGGATTAAATACTAAGAAATCATCTATGATATATGATTCTGTAGCATTAGAAAATGGAGAATCTAAAGCAATAAATTCAAAAATAGAAGACGACGGAAGTGGCGGAATATCTATTAAGTTTTGTGCTACATCAAAAAAATGAGCCTCTCCACTTGGATATATTCCACTTCTATTAATTGTCTTAGGCATCTCTGTGAGATGAAAAGCCTTGTCTGTATTATTTAATGATGTATATTGAGTCATTTATCTAATTCATATGTCCAAGAAATTTGTACCGAATATGATCCAGATTTTGGATCCCAGTTTTCTGATACCGGATTAAGGAAATATTTTCTAATTCCAGGCTCATTAGCTGGACTACACGTATATATAATATTTCTAAGATCTAAAGCAATTGCTGGATTGGCACTAGGCTTTCTATTTAAATAAGATCCCCTATTATTCATCTTATAATAGCCTATGCCATGCCTGCTGACATTTAATTCAATATTTAAATCTCGTCTATATTCCGTTCTTCCTCCAGTATATTGTAAAATAGGCCCATTCAAACGATTAATTGTTGGTATTATAGAAAATACATCACCGGGATATGTATCAGTTATAGTAATATTTTCACTGGAAGCATTAGTAATAAAATTACTAGGTCTATTATTGTAAGTCACATTATAAGTTATTTCTCCAGCGGCCATATTAACATTTATGCTGCGAGATGCTGGTATAATATTTAACGGTAAAGCTGTTGTATTTTGTGCTCTTTTGAATATTGCGCATCCAGGACCAATAAAAGTAAAATTGTTAGATAATATATTTAATTTATTGTAAGCATTTTGATATTTATTATTATTTATAAAATCACTAGCTACATTATCAGACAAGCCTTTTATTGTACCATTTATACTAATAGATAGTGTTGGAATACTGGTATTAGACGATAAAGATAATGAATAACTTTCTACTGCATTATCTGGTGAAATGATCCAGCTATCTGATAAACTATATGTTCCGCCTGTTTTATCAATTTTTTCTGATCTAACATGATTGTATGCACTAGAAGATGTACTTTGTGGTGGTAGCGTCAAATTTAATAAGCCAGATCCTAAAGTATCTTCATATGATGGAAAATAAGATAATTGTTTTGATGGAGAAGCTTGAATATTCTCTTTTAAAATATTACATTTTACATATTTTTTAGCCTGTTCCCACGCTTCGGTTCTTGATCCAGTAGATGAGTATATAGTTTTTCCAGTAGCAGAAATATTTCTAGTTAATCTATAAATTCTTGGAACATCATTATATGGCAATGAAGATGTTTCTGGGGCAACTATTGGCAATATATTATTAGCAGTTTTTCCAAAAGATTCATCTGGCTCAATAGCCCATTCATCACTATAGTTTTCTACATGATATACATCGTTCAGCTTATCTGTGTCACCATCATAAAAGGTGTTTTTTGCATAATCTAAAAATTTATTATCTTTATCTAATAGAATATCGGTAGTTAAATTAATAGTATAATTACAAGTATTTATATAAGTTCCTTCATCAAAAGAAATAGATTCAACTGTTGGGTAAAATACAATAATCGGTTCATCATTTCTAATAGAAGACATCTCCATTCTTTGGCCATCGCGCGCAAATAAAGCCCTAATTGCTTGTTGCTTAAAAAACATGGAATATGCTCGATCCGATAAATTAATTAATTGTTTGTCGGTTCTTTTATAATTTCCATTTGGATTATTTTCATAGTTTGGTCCTTCGGCTAATATTGATTCGGGATTGTAATCATTGATTGGCGACCCTGCATTAGATAACAACGTACCAGTTAAAGTAATAGTATATTTTCCACCAATTAAACTATTTTTATTTCTATCTAAAGAATAAGACATGGATATGAAAGGGCTGGGCCTAATAATTTTGCCAGCGTTAATATCATTTTTATAATATACTATAAACATTTATATACTCTTTTCATATACCCAGTTTAAATTAAGCGTATATCGTCCTTCTTTTGGCGTCCATGTTTCGGTAGGTGGTTGAAGAAAATATTTAGATACATTTAACTCTCCAGACGGGCTTAATTGTCTTATTAAATACAACATGTCAGACGCAAACTTAGCATTTAAAGATGGTTTATATAATAAATTTCTGCCACCAAAATAAGGTATATCTGTATAATCTAATATTACTTCTATATTAAGATTTCTATTATATTCAGTTCTTCCAGTGATATATTGTAAAATAGGTCCAGTTTTTCTTCCAATAACTGGTATCGTTGCAAACACATCTCCTGGATATGTATCATTAACAGTAATATTCTCTGCTAATACCCCAGAAAAATAAGTGTATGGCCTATCATTAAATTCTAAATTATAGGTAATTTCGCCTTGTAATTCATTCAATCCCAATGTAATGCTTAATGGCTGAGAATTTAAAATTAATGGGCTTGCTAAATTATTGGCTCTTTTAAAGACAGCAGATCCAATACCAAATAATCCATTATTAGTAATATCAAAATAATGTTTTTGCGCTTTTATAAAAGGAGTGTTGGTATTTGCGGTCGCGCCTTGCCCGTTGGGATTTAATAAATAGCTTTGATATCCAGAAGCATGAATATCACACAGCCCTTTAATAGTTCCATCTATTTTTACATTAGTAAATGGATTGTCAAGAGAGTTGTCTATTGATAATGTGTAATTTTCCAGATGCGATTGGCCAGAGGCTAATATCCAAGTATCAGTCACTGAACAAGATCCTTCTGCTTTATTTATATTAAATGATCGCGCATGATTATATCCTCTATAAAAATCTGGTAAATTTAAAATACCAGCAGAATACGTTGATCCAATTCTAGTATCAGAAGTTCTAAATCCTGGATAATGTTCAACTCCAGAATATGGAATATATCCACTTGGAGAACTTGTTTCTTGTAGTATTGTTTTTTTAATAAAACCTAAAGCACTTTGCCAAGCCGGTATGCCAGATCCTCCTATTATTCCAGATGGAATGGGTTGACCGATGGCGCTAATATTTCTAGTTACTCTATATGACACTGGTAAAATATCTGATGCGCTATATTGAGCATTAGATTCATCTGTATCTAGCGACCAAGTATCAGTAAAATCTTCTACTAGTCCTCCCCAAACATCTAACATAGTTATAATGTTTGTTTTGTCTTGTTGATAATAATCGGCAGTAGATCGTTGCAAATTAAATTTTTTAGGACTAAATGTAGATCCAATCAATCCCTCTGGATAAATATTTCCAGATGGATCAAAAAGAAGTGGCGCTTCTAAATTAATAGAATATTTAGATGTTTCTATATATGGCCCATCTTCAAAATTAATAGAAACAACATTCGGATAAAAAGTTATACCGCTAAAAGTAGAAACGCCAGAAATTAATTGAGAAATTGGTTTTATTTCACACTTTTGTCCATCTTTAGAAAATAAATCTCTAAGACTATTTTGTTTAAACATTATAGATGTCAACCTATCACCAATGTCTGGATTCACTCCAGATGGATTATTGTATAAAGATGACAATAATGAATTAAATTGGCTGTCTATATATGGAGATCCGTCGTGAGATATTATTGTGCCATTTAGTGTAATTGAGTACTTACAGCCCAAGGTGCCCATTTTATTTTTATTAGGCACATGTGATATAGAAATTAATGGCGTGGGCCTAATGTGAACAGGCGTCACGTTGTCTTTATAAACTATAAACATTATTTCCCTCGCACACGCAAATTAAGAGAGTCGGGAGAAATTCCAACACCACTAGTATGCAACATCAATGTTGATCCTGATATTTCTATGCCTTCTGGAGAATACAAATAAAGCGACAATCCAGAAGGAATACCAGATGCAAAGCCAAGTATTCCGGCCTGATACAATCCCATGTTATTATACACAATATCAGAATCCGAAGCCTTCATTGTTAAATTAATAATACCAGAATTGTTATTTGGCTTACCTTCTATAAATACATTTAATTTTCCGTCAGATTGTTCTCCAAATGCATATTTTCCATATACCGATTTAATATAAGGTCTATGCTTAATATATAATTTATCTACAATGTCTTGACCAGAAGCTTCTAAAAATATTTCACCTTGTTCATTAGAGTATACAATCCCCGTGGCGACATGAGAAATATTTGATCCAGAATTGTAAAAATTAATAGCTACAAAAGGACTATTATTTATAGTCTCACCGAATATTTTAGCATGAATAAAACTGTCTGGATCTATTTTAGATGGGGGCATTTTTCTTAACATTCCATCAAAAATATAAACAGCTCCCATATCTACAATTGGATCGCCAGAATTGCTAAATTTGTGCTGCGGAACACCAACCCCTAACGTATAATCTGAATCGGTGCGCTTCGCCCTGTCTAAACTAATCAAAGATCCAAATCTATCATTTTCTGATCCAGAACTTGGAATTTCTAATGATCCCAGATATGATTTTTGTTTTCTAGAATTGTATCCTTGTGGAACAATTTTTTGAATCAATTTCCATTCTTGTGTTTTATCTTGCCAATACGTTATTCTATTTTCATAAGTAAATATAGCACCATTGTTAAGAACAGGAATGCCACTATTTGCTAGTATAGATCTATTTCCAGATGAACCAAGATCATATATTATTCTTTTTGGTATATCTATAGAACTATCAAATTCTTTTTTGATAAATGCTCCACTATCAAATATAGTTTCTACATAGTTATCAAAATCATGCCCTGGAGCGCCAATAGCAATCATGTCGCTATAGATTTGTACGCTATGTCCAAACTGATCATTCATAATAGATAAAGATAAATCATCTGATTTATAATTATGATCCCCAAATATTTCTGGAGAAGAAAAATTATTTAAATTATTTGTGTCTTGCCCAATATTTATACTATCTGGTCTAAATTTGCGGGTTAGTGACCACCTGCTTAAATTTCCAAATTGCGTAATTCCACTCTTTCCGGGAATTCTTTCGTATAAATAAACTGACCCAGCACCACCATTAAATCCAACTACAGATCCAGATGCTGGAGAATTAAATGGAGTATTTGATAACACTTGCTGCCAAGAAGAAATATTTTCTTTATCGTAACACGAAAATGGAGATCCAATTAATAATTTATTTTTCCAAATATCTATAGAATAGCCAAATAAGTTGCCGGGATAGCCAGATGGAAAGTAATCAAAATCTAAATAATCATGCCCAGTATCCTTCATGATATCTGGTATTCCACCACCAAGTTTTGCGTCTTCATAATATTTATCATTTATATATCCAGCAAATTTAGAATATGATCCCAAAGTAGATGTATAACTTTTAAAACCGCTTAATAAACCACTTTTTTCCATAGCAATTTGTGGATCGGTTTTTGGATTATCAACCTTTTCTAAATACTGCATACTCTTGTGGTCTTCTACTTTTCCATGATGCTTAAAACCATTTCTGTCAAATGAAGCAATAAAATGAGACAAACTTCTACCAGAAGACGGAATTCCTACTCCAGATGCTAAAAATCGTAGGTTGGTTCCAATGTTACCTTGAGTAGAATTAAATAATATAGCTGGGCTACTTATTTCTGGAGACTGTATCTTGGTAACAAAATCTGTAAATGATCTACCCTTATTAAGACTAGGAAAGTTAGTGTATGGATATAGTCCAATTAAAAAGTTTATTAAACTATTTCTAACACCATTCTCATCAGCTATTGTCTTTCCTTGTATTAAGTTAGAATCGCTAATAACTGTTATTCTAGATCTACTAACACCATAATCAAATGATGAAAATCTTTCCATTTCTTGCGCTACGACAATTGGTCCATCAGCTATTAGTTTATTACCTAGCAATGGTATACAATTTTCTGTAGGGCAATATTTGCTATTATCTGTACTAATTGGTCTTGCTGGAGGAGTAATAGTAACAATTTTATCAGGAGTAGCATCATAAGTTACCCATCCAGATACTGGCTGATAAATCTCTACTATTCCTATCGATTCTATGATTGGTAGTAAACATCCAGAAATAGAAACAATTCTAGTAGTCTTTGGAGATACTAATGAGTTTGGAAATTTCAATGGCTTATCTATCTCTTCTTTATTAGTATAAATATCAATAGATATAGAATTTTGTTCGGGATCTGGAAAAAAATCTATAGTATCATGCTGTATTGTTCCATTAAAAAAAGATGGAGTAACAGATAAATTTAAAGAGCGAAAAATAACAGGTTGTGTTGTATTTGGATAATTTGTAACTGGAGAAGTAGAGGCGCTGCTGATGTTAAAATGTAAATCTACTTTTTCTGAAGAATGTTCAGATGTGCTTGTGACAAATAATTTATATCCAGAACCAGGAATAAATGGAAATTGTATATTAGTAATTCCACTATCTAGCTCCCAAGGGGCAGTGTCTATAACGTAGTCATCCACTACTGGACCGTCTATAAAAACAATTGGTGAAGCATTATTTAATTCTATTGGGATAAAATTATTAGGTGCTGGTAAATCATAAACTATTGTATTCCTAATACTTCCCACTATGCCTCTAGATATAGGATGATTAAAATTTAAAGCTAAACCTCCATAGTCAGGAATATCTCGTTTATCGGCATATTTAAATTTTTCTGGTAAAAACAGTGGCTTCATAGATACTTCTAGTAATTTACACAGTTCTATAATTCTATTAATAGAAGCAACATCAGAATTTTGATATGTAATGATAATTTTTTTATTACCACGACGTAGCCAACTTTGAAGTTTCATTAATTCGTCTTCGGTTGGTAACGATGTTGGCTCTGCAATCCAGCAAATATCATATTGCGCTCTATCACGATTTGGTCTAAATGATCCGGCTAATAATTCATCCATTGATACATTCATATCAATATCAGAAAAAATTCTGTTTAAATAATCATCTAAAACTGAATCGGGATTAAGGTCTTTGAGTGATTCCCTGCCCGTCCAATCGCCTAGCTGTGCTATAAATGATCCATTTATTTCTCTATCTGAGTCAAGACCTTGTTGAAATAGATTTATATAAAAATTAACATATATATTTCCAAAGCTGTCTAAAACAGATTTTTCTTCAGTATGAGTTCCAGCCATTAAAATAATTTTGGAAGTAGTATTTTGATACGCTTCTTCTACCATAAAATGAGCTTTTTCACTTACATTTTTTCCAATATTTGTATTATTTTCTATTTGTACAGATTTTGCTTGTAGTATAGCATCTTTATCATTATATGGATCTGGATCATAAAATCTACTTTTACTAATAATTTCATTTATATTAGTATTTAAATATGTATAGTTTCCACTTTCAGCCGTCCAAATAAAAGCGATTCCCGAGTCGGCAATTGTATCGAACTCAAATTTAATATCTAATTTTCTATCTACTAATTCTTCTCCTATTTCTACTAAGCCAGAAGAAATTGGAGAACCGGAAACGATTATATCGTATTCTTCTGGGTGTTCAGCTGCTACCAATATAGGAGCAAAATTATATTTAGTAGTGTTAGAACTAATATTAGTATCTGATACCGTGTCTGTAGCTCCACATCCATAAGTAGATGGAGTAACAGCGCCAATAACTAATGGCCAATTAACTGGATATGGCTTGGGCTTTCCGCGAGTATCAAGACAAATTTCATTCCATTGAGATCTCATATCTCCTAAATGTTTGATTGGAATTTCGCATTTATCGTTACAAGACTTATATGATAAATCTCCAAAAATTAAATTAAACATAGATGTAAAAGATAATTTGTCAGCAGAATTATCACATTCATATGACCTTTCAGCATTTGGAAAATATGGTTTTATATCAGCCACACCACTTCCAAATAAGGTTGGTTTTACGGAAATGACTTCTAAAGCATTTGTAGGCACATATGATGGTATAATGTTGGGTTTATTTATATCAAAAGATGGCAAAGATTCATATTGATTTCTAGCTGCTGTTAGTACCAATCCAGAGTTTAATTTTCTTAATAATTTATTAATTATATTATTAGATGAAAGATAGGCACCATTGGATTCCCACACTGGATCATTTCCAACAAGAACTAAATGTCTATCGCCTAAAGATAACCAAGTTTTAATATTATTTAATATTTCATCACTAAGAGCGTCTACTGCTGGTGTTATTATAAATAATAAACCTGCTTCTTCTGGAATTTCTGTAGTAACAAAATTTGTTTCTAAAAATTGAAGGCCAGCAGATTCATATATTGCTTTAAAGTGATTAAAATATTGATTTTTATCTTCTGGTGTACTAAGTTCATATTGTAAATTACCAAATTTTCCATAATTGACTACTAAATTATGTGGATAATATTTTCTTGACTCAAATACTCTAACAGATCCAGCGTTAACATATGCTGGCCAAGTTGTATATGCTGGTCTATTAGGAGCAAAATAAGATGAATATTCATCATACTCATTAAAACTATCTGTTGGTGATCCTGCTGCTATTATGCTTCCATCTTCATTAACGGCGACTGAATATCCTAATCTTGGACATGGTGCTACTTCGCCAAGTAAAAATCCCCATCCACCATCATTAATTTTATTAGAATATGTGAATGCTTGCTTATATTCCTGTATGGGAGAGTCTCCCCAATAGTCTTTATCATTTCTTAATTTAAACTTATCGGTTGGGGATAATTCTAAATATAATTTTTGTACTGCAAATAAATTATTTGTGAACTGTTGTTTATATTGCTGTAATTTATTTAATAAAATATTATAATGATCACTTCCAATTTCTATACTAGCCCTGTGCGCTAACCAAGGTTCTATATTATTATACAATCTAGTTTTTTCTTTATTGTCGTACTCATAGGTCATCACGTTATTAGATCCTAAATATGGAGATCCAATAACAATAAGATCTCCATCATCACTGATTCTAACGCAATGACCAAATCTATCTGGATGTACGTTATTAAGTTTGGTTGGGGACTCGATATTCTGAATTAAATTCCAAACTCCACTTTCTTTTTCAAAAATATATACGCATCCACCGCTATATGGAATTTCATTTAGCTCCGTAGCAGAAGAATTGACAGATCCTATAGAATTAGCAAATAAGGGAAATACATTTTCTGAACGTAATTTGTCTAAATCCAGAGTTTCTTTTAACACAGAAGCTGCTTCAATAGCCCAAATATCATTTTCACCTAAATATTGGAAAGTATATCCAGTTGCTGGTACTCCATCAATAGTTTTTAATCCGCTAGCTAAAGAATAGCTTTTATAAAACTCAATAAATCTGTCTAATGCTGGCGTGACAGCTCTTCTTCCACCAAAAGATGGGGTATTGTCGATATAAAAACCTAAAATAGCTGGTATGTTGTTATTTAATTTTGTAGGATCGTATGGAAAAGATGCAAAAAATTGATTCTTTAAAGATTCAAAAATATCATCATCTCTTGCTTCAAATTTAGATCCTCTCTTTATGCCCTCATGTCTTCTAGAATTTACTTTAGTAACAAAGTCTGGTTTAGGTTCTGGAAAATCTAAAGTAGTGCCAGTAAAAGAGTCGGGCAAACATTGTAAAATATTAATTTTAATATTGAATTTAGTTGGTGGATCAGCAAAATATCTAAATAATAAATCTAAATCTTTAAGCCTATAGTCTACATAATTATAGTCATAAGTTATTCTGCCTATTGGTGGACCATAATTAATAGTAGTAGAAGGCTCAAAACTATCAGTTAAAATAAAAAATACAACCGATACACCAGAAGATGCAAGCTCTTGGAACTGTCTATCAAATTTACATCCTGGACCACTAGTAACTAAAATATTTTTTTCTTTTTCTCCCAAAGAAACTTCGTCTGTTATTGAACATAAATCTAATGAATAGCCCAGCTGTCTTCCATTTTGTCCAACTTTCCACGAGGTTTTTTCTACTTCAAATGGCAAAGTAACATTTAAATTAGATAATGTTTTAGATTTAAATTTTTCATAAATATAATCTCTTAAAATTGCGCTTGGTAATACAATTTGCTGTGATAGATGCCATGGAGCTTTATCATACTGGTTAGACCAATCAGATCCAGATGGCTCGGGATCGCGTTCGTATATAAATATTGTTCCAGCTTTATCAAGCAAATATCCCTCGGTATCATAAAAACTATAAAATGGCATACCAACAGCCATATGATTTTTTGATACTGAAATAGATTTTCCAAAAAACTGATTACTTTGTCCGCTAGGATTTGCAATTTTGACTCCAGAGTAATCTACTCTATTATTAGATCCATATTCCCATTCATATATTTCGCGTGGAACATCTAAAAATCCACCCTCTCCAGTTTGTCCTTCTAAATTAATAAAATAAGCAGACTGTGGAATTAATCCAGTATATTTTCTCGCTCCATAATAATGACCACTATAGCCAACAGCAGTATTAAAACCACTTGCTGCTAAATTAGTATATGTTCGTTTAGCGCGTAAAACGCCACCATCAACGCATTGTTCTGGTTGCCATATGGTTTCATGCGTTATTACTTTAGGATCTATGCAGTCACTCATTTACAATCTCCATAACAGATTAATTCTACGCCACGAATTTCGTCATTTGCCTTTAATGTAAAATATTTATTATCATCTACTCTTATATTTACACCAACATTTTGGGAATCCCACGATATTGCTTGATTACCTAATTGTACATTTAATATAGGGACATTAACAGTAAAAAGATTAAATGACTCATCAACTAAATTTTGTAATACTTCAAAGGTTTGAGTATATAAATTAAAAGTAGAGGCATAATTATCAATATTTGTAACTTCAGTGTACAAATTCATATTGGGGCGAATTATAGTACTAGTACCATCAAAGCCCTTTACATATAAATTAATATTATTATTATTATGAATATCGACTTGTGGTATGATATTAGCTACAAATAATGATAAACCAGAAGCTGCCGATTGATCTAAAACATTATTTTGTATAAATATGGGTAATCTTTGTTGTTCAAAAAACTGGCCACTACAATATAGATTTAGCCCTTTATAAGGTTCGCTTGATCCAAATAGATATTCTTCAGTATTATTGATATTATTTATTGTTCCAATAGTAATTGTGTGTAATGGTAATAATTCAGAAGATAATGTAACTCCAGAAACATAAATATTTAAATTATTATAACCACTATCTATTAACTTACCATATGTTACTAAATTAATATCATTGTCAAAAAAATCTTTTGTTTTTGGTAATGATATCTTCAAAGAATCAAAAGTTATAGCTTTACCGCTACTATAAAGATTAAGCGCATTATTTGATCCAGAAACGGAAGTAAATGCATTATTTAATCTGACATTAGCTGTATGTATCTTGACAGAAGACTCAAATGGCTTACCGCTTGGGTATACCAAATCGTATTGTAAAAACATATCGTCAATATCTTTAGAATAATAATTATGATTAAATTCATTAAGATATTTATTTTTACTAAATACTGACCATTCTTCACTATCGTCAATTAAATTATCAAAATCAAATACGCTGATGAGCTTACGCAAACACCCAGATGGTTGTAAATAATGAGAATGTCTAGTTACTAGGCCATAATTGTTTGGATAACTAGATGGTTCTTTATTCGTAGTATACAAACTTACTATCAGTTTTGGACCAATTTCTCCATTGTCCCAAATAATATTATTATTAGTATCATGCTCAATAATAGTCTCTACAGCAATAGCTTCTTTTTCAAATTGATATCCTCTGGGTAATGTTTTTGAAATTCTTACATCTGTTTGCACAAGTGGTAGGCTTAATGTATTTGAGTCAGATAAGCTAAGTCTAATAGAATCATTTTCTATTTGACTATGATAACAAACAAAAGAATTGATATTGCTCGGAAGTGTTATATTAGTAATATTACTATACGATAACCCACTATTTTTAATATTATGCACAACATAATCAAATTCACTTCTAACAGTAAATCTGTCAAACGCTTGATTAAATTTGCATAGTTTAAATGCCCCAATATGCCAATGATCTACATAATCATCAATATAAGAATATAACTTATTATCATTTATAGAGCTATATAAATCTTGTTTAAGATATTTATTTAGATTACCAGAAGCCAGAATATTTATTCCACTAGTAGACACATATCCACTGGGTCCAACTAGACTAGAAATACCAATACTAGTAATAAATCCATTTACCGATGTTCCAAAAGATAGCGTACTTACTGGTTGTGACTTTGCTATAAATGGTAAAGATTGACCAATGAGAGTGTTTGTATATAATCTTAACTTATTATCATTTTCATTATAAGATAACATTACTGGTAATGGATATTCATATTCATAATAATATTTAGAATCATTGATAGTAATTATGTTATTATTATTGTCTATATATGAACCAAATATTTTACCACCGCTAAATCCAACAGTTAGATAGTCATTAGTAAACAAAATACCAGAATTCCATAAATTATATCCAACGCCGCTCATATTAATATCTGGACTAAATCTTGTATAAATAGCAAAGCCGCTTTGTAGAGGCAAATTGTTATTTCCAGATAAAACATTAAATTCAATTCTACCAAGAGATCCAGATACCCTTACGGCATTTTCAAAATTATCGGTTAATTTACCATATAATTCATGATTAGAATATCCAGCTGCTCTAGTCCAATCAAGAGTAGTATATGGTGTTGGTGCGTTGTTAAATAAAGAATTAGATTTAAAACGCAATCCTATATTTGAAATGTTATCATATTTACCTTTGTATGCTCCACTAACAATACAATCTAAATAATTACGATTAAAACTATAGTCTGGTATAATCGCTTGTTTATAATTGTTTATATTAATAGCATAATCATTATTAAATGAAAAATATCCATTAAGAAATGGGGTTGGCATTTCTGGATTTTCAAATGCTATATCAAATTTAAGTGGATCAAATGGTCCAACAACCACGTTGTTATTAACGGTTTTCCAACGTGTGCTATAATTAGATTTAAAGGTATTGTCACGAGTGTAAGCGTGAGGTATATTAGAAATTAATGATCCTGATGAGTTTGCAAAATCATCTACAGGTATTAAAACATTACTTCTACGCAATAATGGCTTAGATTCTTCACACCCAATTGTGTGCAAATGTAAAGCATTTTCTGGTTTGTAATAGACTAATAAATAAATTCTAGATATTTCTGCGCCACTTGGAATTGGATAAATATCTAAATAAAGTTTTTCAAAATATGAACTAATAGAATAATCAATAGATTTACCAATAGAGACAGAATCTTGATAGATTTTTAATGGAATAGTATATTCTTTAAATGTTGTGGAATCAATAACTGGCTGAGTTGATAATATATAATGGTCGCCACCAGCATTGTTACTTGTATTTTTAGCAAAATATTGACTTTTATGCGATAAAGGCTCACTAGCAATAGACAATTCATTGATATTTTTAAATCCAGAAGTTTGCGGAATTACTCCATTTTGTACTCCAGATTCATTTTGTAAAAATCCTCCAACATCAGAAGTTACATTTAATAACTTATCATCACTATATCCAACAACGTCTAAAGAATAATTTCTTCCACCAGATGCTTTTTTAGCTAAAACTTTAAGTTCAATTTTGTCAATAGTAAAGAAATGATCATGAGAAAATCTAGACCATGTTGCCATATCAAATGGCATATCATGTTTAGGAAATGAGTTTTTAACAGTGCTTGTAGAAAAACTAAATGCTCCATCTCTATATCCGAACTGTAGTGGTGGTGGCTCATGAGAAAATCTTAGGTGCAATTTTCCCGAATCTGCAATAGATGAATATGATAATTTAATAGCACCATTTGGATATCGTAAAAGTGGCGCTAATACATTTGCTCCAGATGTAGTTGTGTTGTTATACGTATCGCCTAATGGATCAAGATGTTGCCACAATGAATCAGATGATGGATATATGTTGTTAGTATGATCATTTAATAAAAGTTGATCTGGAAAAATTTGCCTAGTTAATCTTTGTCCTATTGGAGACACTTCTGTGTGCAGAGGAACACGATTAGCATTATGTGTAAATAATTCTCCACTATTACAAAGTTCTATGGCCGTGATTCTTAATGAATAATTATTATTATTTATTCCAGAATATAGACATCCACTTTCATATCCTAGATCATAACCATCAGTAAATTGATGGCCCAAGCATTCTACCTCAACATCTAAGTTAACTTTATATGTATTAGAAATTGACCCAGAGGATAATACAGGAAAATTTGGTTCCCAAAAATTTAATGCTGCATTATTTGTTTCTGGCTCTGTTATATAAGTAGTCCAATTAACATAATCTGTGTCGTAATTAGAATCTCCCAGTATATTAAAATCTTTATATTTAATTATTAAGTTACCAGAAGGATCTTCAAGAGTAATATTTTTAATATTATATTTAGATGGCACATTTGCAAATTCGTTAAACAAAGGCGCAGATGCTTGTATTAATAGTAAACTGTTGCGCGGAACAGTTCTAAGATTAGAAATTCCAAATTTATACTTAAAATTTCCAGTACTATTAATAGATGATGGTTGTATAAAAGTTGTTTTATTGTCAAATTGTTTTGATAAAATTCCTTCGTCAATATTAGAATATAAATTGTTAGTACCAAACGACTGAGTAACAAAATAGCTGTTTCCAGAATTTATAATAATATCAGAAGTAGGATATAATTTTTCTATACAAATGCTATTAACATAGTTGTTTATATCGCTAAGAGAACCGCCCAGTTTTTCTACATATGAAATATTTATTTCTGGAGACGATTTTAAGTTGCTTCTAATAACACCAGAAAGCGTATTTTTAGTTTTAATATTAAAATTTGAAGTTGTTTTTAAAGCAAATATATTAAGTTCTTGATTATTTTTAGCAACAATTTTAGAAGTGCCAGATATATTGGTAGACAATCCAGCCAATCGACCGGCTTGTGGTCGAAAATTTGATTTAGAAGAACAACTTACTCTAGCATCAGAAAGTAGAAGATTGTTAGCACGAAATTTGCTTTTGCTCAATCCTCTAAGCGATACCTTTGTAATGCAAATACAGTCCATAAAATTCCTTATTTAAACATTAAATTACGCTAGTATTTTTTGTAAGTTTTCCGCCGCTGCCCACCCGATAATTTTGTATTTCTGTTCCCACAAACGCCATTAATTTATTTGTTACATCTTCTTTTAATTGACTTAAGAATGAGGTGCCTGTTAAATTAACATTTATGTTTGTTGTGTCTAATTTAAGATTGAAAGTGGTAGTATTCAATCTATCAATATTTTTGCTTAAATCTGTATTAAACTGAACTAAAGATTGAGATAATCTATTTACTACTTCTGTGCTAATGCCAAATCCATTGCCAGCTTGTTCTGGATTATTTGAGCCTTGATCTCTGTATCTAACTATTCCGCCTCGCGCCATTGCTATGGCTCCGTTTGTCGCGGTTTGTATGGCATCTCCACTGCGATTCATAGCTTGTAAAATCTGCAAGTTATTACCACGTTGAACAGCTTCTCTTCTAACAACAAATTCTCCAGGTGTTAACATTGCTGGAACAGTATCTGTACCGCGAGGAATAAAAATTCCACGATTAGCATAAACAACGCCGCCTCTATACATTCCAGCAGCCGCTTCTCGTCCTCTTCGTTCTATATCTGCTAATTTTACTTCAGCGTTAGTTACATTAATAGTTGCAGTTTGTACTTGCATTTCCGCCATAGCTGCACCAAGAGCGCCAGTTTCTCCAAGTATCCCGCCAAGTTCTTGTAATCTACCTTGTATTGCTTGTTCTTGGCCAGTTGTGCCAGCCGCTATTTGTGCTAATCTAGGATCGGTGACGCCCATTGCTCCAACAGCTGCTCCATAAGCCCTTTCGGTTAATCCGCCGGGGCCACCAAGGCGTTGACCATATAATTCTTGTACTCCAGCCTCTTGCTGTCGTTTTATATCTTGAGCGGCCATGCCTAACGCTTTTGGACCAAGCGCTCTTTGTAAAACATCTGATCCTAAAGCTATAGCGCCCTGTGCCGCAGAGGCTGCTTGTTGTTCAAAAAATTTATCAATGTCGCCACTAATTAAAGCATCTATAGAATCTTTTTCTAGTCTATTTTTTTCTTGAATAAGTTTAAGATTTTCTTCTTCTAGTTTAATAAGATCTCTTATTGTTTGCACTTGATCTTTTTGTGCTTGTTGTATGTTTTTTTGTTGTTCGTCGGCAGCTGCACCGGCTCTAAGCTGCATTCCGCCTTGAACGCTTCTTTGGGCTTCTATATTTCTAAATCCACCAAATATTTGAGCATTTCTAGCACGTAGTTCTGCGGCATTGCCAGTTTTAAGTCCAGTTAAGCCAGCCGCTCCAGCGCCAGCATTTGCTCTGGCTAATATGGCTCCACGCTTTTCTCCTTCTGAAACTGATGCGCCACCGTATTTAGCTTGAATGTCTCTACCTTCCATGTAAAGATCAACAGCTTCTTTTTGGGCTTGAGCAAGATTTCGTTCAGCTTCTGCTCTTTGTTTGATGAATCCAATAACAACTTGTTCTGCTTTATTTCTTTCTTCAGAAATTTGAATTATTTCTTCAACTTGTTTTTTACCAGCTTCTGTTAATTTATCTCCAAATGCCTTATAGTTACCACTCATTATCTCATTAATTTCATCTGGACTAAGTTCAATTCCTTGAATAATCTTCTTGAAATTTTCTTTGGCTTCATCGCTAACATCTCGCCCCATCATGTTACCTAGCTGATCAGCAAACTTATCTTTTAGCATATCAGCACTAAACACAGTACCCATAGCTTTAGACTCAGCAATAATATTGTCAAAGGCTTTACCATAATTTTGTTGTGCGCTAACAAATGCGTTCATGTTATTTTCAAATTTATCAGTATACTTTTTCGAAATCCCCATGTCAGAAAGATTTTTACTAACGTTGGTAACAGCAGCTTTTATTTCTAATGGATCCATAGCTTGAGCAGCACTGCTCATAGCTGTTGATAAAAATTCAGCATTTGCAACAAATGTGCTACCACCAACCTCAAGACCAGCAGCAAATCTATCCATACTGGCGCTCATGGCCGTTGAAGTTGCTTGTGCTGAACGAAGCCCCAAGTTGGCTGCTTCAAGAGCCGCTTTAGTTCTCGCTGCTTCTTTAGCAATATTCTGAAAACTTTTATTTAGATCATTTGTTCCTTGTCTTATTAAGATGTTATATAAATTTGGATCTGTTGAGCTAATTCTAATCATAAGATCATCAAACGATCCATTGGTCATGGCAATCTGCTTAGAAAGAGCATTTAATGCCGGTTGAGCGACCCTGAGCGCTTCTTGCTCTTGTTGGTTTGCGTCTTTTCTTGCTTTTTCTGATGAGTTATTTATTCTAGACTGTCTTTCTCCAGTGCTTTCTCCCAAAAGTCCACCCAAAGTAAATATATTTCTTAATCCACCACGCAAACCGCCAAAATCGCCTTCTCTTGCTATTTCTTTTTGACTAGTTATAGCTAACTTATTACTTTCTTTGGTAAATCTGTCGGTACCCGCTGTAGTTGCTGATATAGATTGTAATAACTGTGTTGCTGATATATTACCTTTTTCAAATTCGTTCAAAGCTTGAGCTGCTTTTTCAGAAGAGCTAATTAAAGATTTTTGAGATGCAATTAAAGCAGCTTGTGTGGATGTTAATTGACCAAAATATCCTGCGCTATCAGATAATCCATCTGCTAATAATCCCAATCCAGCGCCAACGGTGCCTAATATTAATGCTAGTGGCGCTAATATAAATGGATTCATGAATGCTACAGCAATAGCTGCGGCTGCTCCAGTACCTAAAGCTGCCCCAGTAACAGCGCCGCTTCCAGAAGACACTCTAGATCTAGCTACTTGTGATTCTTCTGCAAGCTTTCTAGATTCTTCAATATTTCCACTTTCTATTAATTTTTTAATTCTATTTTCATAGTTATAAAAAGCTTCTATCAAAGATTTTCCAGCATAATTTAATGCTAAAAATAACCCAGTAGCAGCAATTATTGGTCCAGCAAAAGAAGCCAAACCTTGTGTTACAGATATTAATTGTGTTGAAAATGCTTTACTTAATCCAGCATCTACTAATCCTCCACGCATTGAGGCTAATGATCTTGTAGATAATCCTTGTCCACTTAAAAAATCTAATAATGTCTTTACTTTTAATTTAGCTCCTAAAGACTCTAAAGCGGCAGCTGTTCCAAGAGCTATGGTTGATAATCCTAATAAAGAATGTGTTACTCTTAAAACTGTGTTACTATTTTCATCAATTGCTGGTAAAAATCCTTGAATTAAACTTGTTGTTACTGAAGCGGCAAAAGCTTTATTAGCAGCTACTGTTTCTGTAATGCTTCTTCTTTGTTGTTGTTGTGATTGTGTCGCGGTCTGTGTCGATGTTGTTAATGCAGCTTGTGCTTGAGTTAGACGTTGAGCTTGCTGGGTCAACATATTCAATGGAATAAAATTTTGTCCCGGCCCCATACCGCCAGTGCCAACCATAGTTGGCGCTCTAACGCCAGAACCAGATGCTCCAGAATTAAAATGTTGGACAATGCCACCGTTAGCGTACTTTCCAACCTTGTTCATTCTATTCAAATTACCGTAGCCAATACTTTGAGCAGATGAGCGATTAACAACGAATTCGCCGGGAGTTAAAAGGGCCGGAACAGTATCGGTTCCGACTCCACCGCCAGCAGCAAATCTAGCAATCCTATTTGCCCTTGGGCCTTTATTTCGTAATGAATCAATTGCTGGCTGTTTACTACCGCCCTGAGTGAATATCATATTAGCAAGTGGGATGCCAAACAATTGACTTAAATATTCCGCAACACCGGGAACTCTTTGAGATTTACTAATGATAGACAGCTTATCTGACTGTAATTGTCCAGACTTTATGGCTGCTTGTAGTTCTTTACCAAACGCAGTAAGTGGAGCAGATTTAATATCTTTTAATCTAGCGGCTGGGTCTTTAAAGTATTTATCTAGCGCGGCAGATTGTTGACCGGCAGTTTTAGCCATGCCGTATGCTTTATCACCAATTGTGCGTTTGATAGTTCTATCAATGTCTATTGCTCCACCACCAGCCTTAACTAGTGCGGCTATAGCAGAACTTGGACGAGGCATTACTGTGCCACTAGCATTAATGATATCATCTATCAATGGAGCCTTGGACATACCACCAAGAGCAAACTTTTTAATTAATCCACCAAGATTTCTCATTACTGGCGGATTCCATTTTCCTCTAAACGGACTTGTCCAACCCAAAGCTTTTAATTCTTTAGTATTACGAACACCATATTTAGCTAATTCTGATGTAGTATATCCACCGTCTTTTGATTGTAAAGAAGCAAGTTCTTTTCCTTTTATCAACGCCATTGATTGTTTTGCCGCATCTGCCAATAAATTTGGATATTTTTTAGTAATGATTTCATTTACTTCTTTGCCAGTTACGGTTCTTTTTGCGTCAGTTGGTATATTAGATAGTAATGATAAATTGCCTTTTCCAAGTAAACCAATGCCATTTGGATAATCAAATGCAGAATTATTATTTGCTTTATTTACGGCTTTTTGCATTTCGTCTTGTGGTGGCGAGTCAAATGGCGCGCCTAGAGATGTTAGCATGGCTTCAAAAGCATTACCAATTACTCCATTAATTCCAAATAGTTCCAAATCTTTGGGCATAATTTGTTTAGATGCAGTGGTTTGAAATTTTGCAGCCAAAGCTCCAGAACTAGAATTAATTAATTTTGCAAAACTGTCTTTTATTTGATCTTCTGTTTGTCTAGCAACATTTTCGTCACCAATACTTAATCCTACGGCATCTATATTTAATTTTCCAGTTTTAGCTAATGATGATAATTCTTTATTTCCAGAAGCTGTGGCAGCTTGTGTAAATCTTTCTCTATAACCCTTACTTTTGGGTATGCCCGCTCTTTCAGCTACATCAGAAGCTGTAATAATACCACTTTTTTTAATTGCGGTGTCTGGTGTTCCTTTGTCGTATGGATTTAAAGCTATTATACCGCCAGTTGCGTAGCGGTTTTCGTTCATCGCTGCTAAATTGGAAGCACCAAGTTTATTAACGCTACTCTTCCTAATAACAAATTCTCCCGGCTGTAACATTGCTGGAACAGTATCTCTATTTCCAGTACCGGGAACCATTCCGCCTCTAGCAAAAGCTAAAACTTTACCGCCCTGATTAAAAGTTCTATTTGATCTTATGCCTCCACCAAAACCGGTTAAAAATCCACCGATTCCCTGCGCCATTCTAATTGTAGCAACAGCAGTTAATAATGGTATAATTGGTTTAAGAGCATCAGCCAATCTAATTAATGCACTTGCAAGATTAAGAGTAGTATTTGCAAAAAATTGAAAAGAACTAGTTTCTGTTACGCTTCTGACTAATGCTAAAAACTCTTCTTTAACCTTAATTATTCTAATTGCCAACGCTTGCTGTGCTGTTTCAGCGTCTTTAGTCAGACCGTTATTAGCTTTTTGAGCAACAGCCAAAGCTGATTGTGCCGTAGAAAACTGTTGTAATAATGGAAGAACTTTACCAATTTGTCGGAACCCACCAAGTTCTTCTGCAATTCTGATAAATGTTAAATCACCCTCTCCAAGACCAGCTAGTGCGCCACTTAAAAGCTTAATAGCCTCAAACGGACCAACGAACTTTCCTTCAAGATTAACAAGTTCTACACCAAACTGTTTAAGAAATTCTATAGTTTGTGGTCGTTGAATTCTTGTGAAAATAGTTCTTAAGCCAGTACCAATGCTTTCAGCACTTTCGCGGGTTGTAGCTCTAACGCTAGTAAATAGTGCTAATAGCTCATTAAGACTACCACCAGATGATTTAAATACACCACCTGTTCTACGAATAACGTCTATTAAGTCTCCAGCCTCAACAGCAAATGCGCCAGCAACAGCGTTGATAGAACTTAATTGACCTTCTAGTGCTCCAACGCCCTCTTGAAACTGTGCCAAAATAGCAATAGCACCTTCTGCTGTTTCTGATATGCTATCAAAGTTTGGAGCAAGGGCAGCTTTGGCTAAAGATTTTAATGCTACTTCAGTATCTCTAGAATTAAGACCAGCCTGTAGTAACACTGTAGATACATCTAATAATGACTTTGATGTAACACCAAAGCCAGTAGCAAGCTGGGTAATCGTTGTAGTAAGCCCACGAAGTTCACCTAAAGACTGTCCAGTGACTTGAGAAAGTTTTACTAATTGTCGCTCAAAATCAATAGCTTGCTGAGTAGCGTCTGCGAGAGTGTTTGTAAAAAGACTTACTGCTCTAGTTGCCACAGCTAGGGCAGCAAATCGTCTTACAGAAATGGCAAAGGTACGGCCCAAGTTTGAGGCTGCGGAGTTAGCAGCGTTAAGAGATTGGGCGACTTGTTGAACCTGTCGCGTAGCTTGGGCCGTGCCCTGTACCTGTACATTCACCTGCACGTTGTTAAGCTGACTTTGAATCTGCCTGACAATTTGTGCAGTATTTGTGGGAGCTTGTAACTGTAATTGGGCTGTAAGTACAAATCTAGACATATTTATCCACAGTTAGTTTTTAGTTATAAAACCGCCCACTATCCGCAGATTATCCGTCTATATTTATCTTCTTTCCCTTGTCATCCACATACGTGACTGATGGAACATAATTTCCATTTTCGTCAAGTAAGTTTCCTTCTTTATCTACACGTTTTCCTTCATCATTTACATAATATCCAAATTCATCTATTTTACGACCTTCTGTGTCTACTCTTTCGCCTTTATCATTGACTAAAGCTAGGTCATCATTAACGAATTTGAACATTTTAAGGAATTTATTTTCTGGTAATTTTGACTCAAAATCCTTGTCCACAGAATACATCATTTGGGCCAAAGCTGTTGCTGCGGAAAAGGCGATATCGCCGTCAGAATTAGCAGTATATTCATCCATGTCTTTATACACCTTTTGACCATTCTCATAATATGCACAATTTGCCACAAGAAAGTCAAATCGGGCATTATCAGAGATGGATTCGGCTGTATTTTGTTCCAGCCCCATTCTTTCTGCTATTAATTCGCGCAATTCTATTCTCTTTTTACGCATTTCAATAGCTATATTCTTGCCTTCCGTGGCGCGGAGTTTGCCATTTTTGCCACTCACATATAGTTCTCGTTCTAGTCTATTAATTTCTTCAGTAATTTTCTTTTGCTCAGTATCTTTTTCGTCATTCCATATGCCCTGCTCTTTCATGAACTTTTCTAGCTCTTTTTTGGTCATAATGCCATCACGCACACAATCTGTCCAGACTTTTGCGCTGACTCTTTGTGCCTGAGAAAGTAAAGCATTTGTTGGGCGCTTTACTACTAACTTTACGACCTTTTCCTCGTTCCCATCTTTAACCTTAACATCAACTACTTTTTCTTTATTGTCCTTCATTATTTACTCCTTATTTTCTGGTGAAACTACTGGAATTTTAATAGAATATTTTAGCCACTCTACTTCGTATTGAGATAATTCTGCATCAACATTACGAGCTTGGGCATTACCACGATCTAATATTTCTGATCTTATTTTATCATATAACTGCTTCATTAATTGTTGATCTTTTGTGAGCTTGCCATCTTTTGCGTCCCATAAAAAACCAAGATGTTCTTCTATAGTACTCAAAGCCCCAATCATTGTTGTTTGTATTTTCTTTTTAATAATTTTTGATAATCTGTCTTTAGAATCTATTTTATATTTATTTTCTCTAATTTTCTTGTAATTAGAATAATCTTTAAAATCCATTAGTGTCCTCCTGTTACATTCTTTTTAAATTGACTGTTTATTTGTGATTGCAAAGCAAGTCTTTCATCCATAAATTCACTTTGCTCTGCTTGCGTTTTACTCTTCAATAAATTAAATCTTTGCTTTTTTACCATTTGACTATGAAATGTGTTCATATTATCTACATTATCTACTTCTTGTTTGTTAGAAGCCATCATAAAAACTTCAGATGAGTTTTTAATTTTATCACTCTTAGTATTATTTTCAAATTCTTTTTGCGCCGTTTCTTGTTCTCTCTTTTTTGATTGCACTAAAAACCAACCATCTAACATGTCATCATCGTCTATTACGTCTTTACTTGGGCATTCTAATGACTCTTGCACATTATCATACATTTGTGACCAAATAACTATATTTTTTTGATTATATGTTAAATCTGTTTCTGGAGGATTGTTAAATAATTTAATATTAGCTTTATCTTTGATAATCCATAAAGATTTCCAAGGTTCATTTCGCGCTAATTCTCGACATTGACTTTCAGTTAAAAATGACTTCTGATATTCATCCATAACATAATTTAAAGAAAATTCATCAAAATTATATAGGTTATTTTCAACATATGTTGTGTTTTTAAGAATAAAAGCATTTTTATCAGACCATGCTATGCCTTCGCATGTATTAGAATAATATTGATTTTTTTTGCTATGTAATTCAGATAGCTGTTTTTCTCCTGCGCGTAAATAAGCACGTATAGTTTTTACGAGCTTATCATTTTTACGTGAATTATATATTTGTATTTTTAGTTTTTCAATATCTTTCTGTATTACCTTAATCTTTTCTTCTTCTTCCCAAGACCAAAGTTCGTGCTCTATCATAAAATTAAAATTCTCGTCTTCATCCATTATGCCATCAATATATGCTTTTTCATAAGATTCATTATATGTCTCACAAGACTGCATTATAATATCAAATGTAGGAGGAACAATACAAATATATTGTTCAGATATTTTCAAATTAAGTTTTCCGCTACGTATCCTACAAATAAAAAACTCCCGCTCATGTTGTTTCATAAAAACCTCATGGCGGGAGTACTATTGTTTCCTTTTAAGTCCTAATCGAATTGAATCTAGCTAAATTATCAAGTTTATTATAATCCAGCTGGATCTAAATTATGTTTAACTATAAGATCATTAAAGTTACTATAACTATAAGTGATAGTGGCATTTCCACCGCCAGCATCTCCACCGCCATAAGTTACGCTAGATAAACGGTTCTTAGATCCAAGATCAAAAGAAGTACCATCTCGTAAAAGAATTTTGATAGTTTCTTCTTGAGAATTATTTCCCTGGTTAACTGTACCAACATAAGAGGGTCTACCTTCTTCATAAGCTGGCACAAAGTCGCCAGATACTGCTATAACCTCAAATTCGCATGTAACTTCAATTGGGAAGTTTGGCGAACGATAGTATGGGCTTTTTCTACCAAGCTCAAGAATGTCTTCGCGACCAAAATCTGTACTTATGGTACAATTTTGAATATGAGCACGGGGTGTGCCATTAGACCAATTGTTACCAGATGCGGTTGCGCCAACACCATGTATAGATACTGGTAGAATAGAACTTGCCATTAAAACGTCTTCTCTTCGTTGAATACCGCCACTGCCTGCTACTAAAGCGGCTGGCTTATCTCCACCTTTTGTTCCATCTTTTGGTAATTCTGAAGCTTGCGCAGCTGTCATTAACACAGAAGCGGGAGTATTCCATACTTTATGATTTCCAACAAGTGTTACAGATTCTGTGGAGTTTCCATCTGCTGGAAATGTATAGCTAACGCTACTTAAATACATTCCGCTCATATATATTTCTACTGGAGCTACGCCACTAACAGCGTCATTAGCTTCGTCATAGATACCAAGACCAACACAGCATCGCTCTTTTGATCTACCAACAAGATTTGCACTAGAGGCCGATGGAGAAGCTAAGTGATATAATAGTGGATATCCGTCTAACACCTTTTCTAGTGTTACTTCAACGTCTGGAAGACCTTCAATGTTTTCATAGATTTGAATTTGTCCAAGCTCAAATGCTTGTTCTAGATTAAAATTTGTTGTAATACCTACGGACTGTACGCCGTGAGCCAAAATAGTAGTTGGATCAGCCGGTGTAACAAAGCAAGGAGCTATTGCTACCGCTTGGCAGGCATAAAATATACGATTATTTTGTGGCATTATTTTCTCTCCTATATATATGGAAACTCCAAAACATTATACACAAATTCTATATTTGAGTATGTATTATTTCGGCTGTTAATCGGACTATACCAGCATGAAAATTAGTATTTATCATATCCATACCTTGAACATTAGCATTTTTTAGTCTAATTCTATTGCTAGCGTATTTTTGTACTAAATCTGGATACCGTAAAGCTCCAGAAACCGGTATTCCGTTATAATCTAGTGGAAAATCTCCACTTTTGGCTATAATATTGCTATCAAACATAAGAATAGTTTTATCATTTTGTAGAGATATAATATCTACCAATTTATTACGGGTTGGAGCGTCTTCCGCAATGCAATGAAACAATATGTCCGTATCTACTATTTGCCCGCCGCCCAGTTGATAGCCCCTTAATGTTCTACGTGGCACAATTTCTACAGCAATTGCTGGAAGCTGTACTCTCATTTCGGCTGGCAAAGCAAACTCGCCTTTATCTGGATTTGCAAATGCTGGCGATGGCTCATATGTTCTATATTGAATTTCTCGTAACCAAGGTAAATTAGTAGCATATATTATATTAATATATTTATAGCTATATTCAGCTTGAACCTTACTGCCGGTTGGTATTGGATTATTAAATATAATTCGACCATTAAAATAGTCAACTTTATGTCTATATTGACCACTAGTAGTTGATGGATAAAATGTATTATTTACATATACTCCAGATATTCCAGGAATAGCGTTATTTGATCCAACTTTTGGTGCAGGATTATAAGATAAGCCACTTTGCCAAACCCAATTTTTTCTAAATCCTTCCCAAGCCTGACCAGCTAAATAGTGTTCACTAGAAGATGGTCTAAGTAATGAGTAATCATTATTATTAGGCGATTGCTCGTTCAATGTAACATTAAAATAGTTACCCTTTTCAAGTAAGCCCCAATCAAGAAACTCAATAACATTGTCTTGCAACTCATTATTAAGAGTTGTGTCGAAAATTTCATTAAAGCCTTTTAAGCGTAAATAATCTGTCATGCTAATGCTCTTTGTATGATTTGTGAAATTTGATTTTCTTGGCTTGTTCCGATTAATGCTCTAGTAATAAAATTATTATCATCTGTGCCACTAAATTGTGGAGGAACTCTAAAAGAACCTCCCAAAACCATTGTTCCAAGTCCAGACCGACCAAGACCGCTTTGTGGATTATATTGATAATTAACTACGATAACATTATCGCCACGCTTTATTAACCAATCTAGCCAATGCAAATCGCCGCCGCGATATATAACATGTCCTTGTGATAAACTTAATAAATTAACAAAATTATTTGGTTGAAAATATATCTCTAATCCACCTCGTAATTTTTCGTTATATCTTATAAATCTAATATCTAATGAGTTTTCTACAGATGATCTTATAGAACTAATCACATTAGAAACTAGTGCAGCCGGTATTCCGAATTGTCCAGCTAAAGAGTCCGGTGAAGATGAAGATAATGAGCTTATTTCTGGTTGAGATAATATCCAATCTCCAGCAAGACTTCTACATTCTGACAGTATTCTATTTTGATTTCTTGTTATTTTATCGTTTATAACTTGTGATATAGCAGCATTAACATTGCGTTGAATAGTTGATACGCTATCTAATAGTCTTAGTGTTATCATACTCTTTTCCAAAAACACCCAAAATATCTATCTTGTCTAAGCCCCATTGGTATGTGTTCGCCTGCTCTTTCGAATCTTATTTCTTTAATATCTTTTATTCCTTCGTGAACAATTAACTGTTTAGCTTTAAGAACTAGTGGCAAATCTTTCATAAAACCTATTGTTTGAATGCTTCCATCTGGAAGTTGTATTCCACCAGTTACGCCTACCCATTGTTTTTGGTCCCAATAAACTTTTAGCTTGATATCAGTTAATACTTCTACTTCTTTGATAGTAACATTTCCACGATTAACAGTTCCACCACCGTTTCTATGTACGTTAATAGAATTACGGTTTGGGTTATTATTGTCTGGCGTGAAAATAATTTCTTCACGTTTAGATATAGAAACTAACTGGCACTTGACACCAAAAATATCAAATGTAGAATCGATTACATCGTAATATTTATCAAAAACGCTTTCTGGTACTATAATTGGCATAATATTTTAATATGTATTAAAAGAGGATAAATTGATTTCAGTTAATTGATAACCACTACTACTCATAATATTATTAATAGCTGATTTTATGGTAGAATATGATACATGTGCTCCAGAAGATGGGCCAGTAAAAACGCCCAATAGTACTGGCTCATTATTAATTATTAAAAACATAGGATTGCCAGAATCACCAGTAACTATAGGAATACTATAATTAATATAAGTAGAGATGTTTGGTTTATATAATGCGCTTTGAATATTATTAATTAATTCTAATCCTAAGATACCACCATCTTTTAAGAGTCTTAATCCCATAATTCCAGCAAGATCAGATTGATTTAGATATATAGCCGGAACATACCATATTTGTGATGATAAATTTTGTAAAGAGGGAAAATAAACATTAAAATTATCTGGTAAAATTTTAGAAAATTTAATATTAGATGGAACATCTGAATTTAATGTGCCAACAACAACATCGCATATAGATATAGGACTTAAATTAGAAATAGTTCTTGTAATAATATTATTATTTATGTCAACAAAGAATATTGTAGAACCCAACGAAGGGTAAAATCCAGCATGCTTACAAAATATAACATGTTTGGGGCTGACCAATGTGCCAGCCATAAGCGGGCCTGCTGTAGAGTTCCAAGGAGACGCACAAGATAAATCAACGTTGTGTGCCCAACAATTTGCATTTCTTATAAAAGAATTACCATTGGCAATGGTGAATAGATTTAGTTGCGTTTTATTAAGAATTAAATTATTGACTTGTGATTCACAGTGATAGGATAAAGAGGATGTGTTCCAAGACTGAAATGTGTCTACCGTGCTTGACGAATCACTTGTTGTAAGTAATCGTGTTAAAACTATTTCTCCATCACTAGCATCTGCGCGTACTAAACAGTCTCCATCGCTTTGATAAACAAAAGATTGAGATAAAATATTTGGATTTAAAGATGTTAAAGTTACATTTTGAAACCATCCATCAATTAAAGGCTGAACATTTATTATATAGTCTGTTACCCAAGAGCTAGATATGTTTCTTTTAGTCACTCTATCATTAATATTAATAATATTTTCACTAGCAAAAGATAGTACTCTTTTAATAGGATTAGTAATTAATTTATATGATCCTAATCCAGATTTTTTAGAAAAAGATCTAGTAAAAGAACTAGAGGCTAATCCACAATTTATAGGACAATTTATGGCTGATGATATCATGGTGAATCATATCCATTTCCATATCCATCTATACAATAGCGATATTTTCCAGGGGCGAGTGGTGTTGGAAAATTTCCAGTAGTTAATCTACAATAATAAAAATTGCCCACTGATGATGACGATGAACCAAAACTACCACTTCCACCAACGCAATTAATATATGTTCCACTAGCAACTACAACTCCACCAAAAGAATAATCTTTAGCCTCACAGTTTTCAAATGTACTATAAGTTTCACAATTCTGTGATCCAAAACTATATGCTCCAGCTTCACAATTAATAAATTTACTATTTTTAAGTAAAGACGATAAATCGTTACCAAAACTATAATTTTGAGATTTACAATTAGTAAATAAGCCAGAAATAGCGCAATACTCAGTACCAAAACAGAAATCAGCAGAAGATTCGCAATTAATAAAAGTACCCGCTATTAAACTAGCACTTCCAAAGCTATAACTTTCATTTGCTTTGCAATTTTCTGCTAATAACAAAGGTGTTGGCATAGCAAGATTAAATAGGTTAGTCTCTAATCCAATTAATCTAACATTTTTATTATCTACATATATACCACTTGGAATGTATACAGAGCATTCACAACCTCTATTTTTTTTAATAGAACCCAAACCTATGATATCAACAAAATCTGTATTAATATTTAAAACACCAGATTCATAATATATGCCAGGAAATACAAATAATGTTGCTCTATTAGAACTAGACTTGGCGTTTCCGTTTGGTGTTAGAGATTTTGCTAGATTGTATCTAGTCGATAAGCGTTCGTGTGGTCTACATAAAATATAATTTTTTGAATCTTGTAATCCTATAGGGATTCCACCATAAGTAAACTCATCTCCAATAGAAAATGTTTTTGTATCTGTTGCCCAAACCGGTTCTCCGCTTAGAGGTATTATCTGATTAATTTCTGATAATGTGCCACGGCGAATTTGTAAATTTGCTGGAGTAGTAATATCTATCCATTGTCTATTTTTACGACCATAGGTGATATTATCCCCAGACGGAGAATCTGCTATTATAGAATTTTGTAAAGGAGTTAACAATCCGCTAACACTGCTGCTAAAATCTGTAATATCGCTACTAATGTGATTATGACCGCTAAGACTTACATCAATACCACCAATACGCATTGTAGCGCCAGAAAGAATATTTATAGTGTTCGTTCTTGAATTAACCTCAAAAAACACGTTATCTTCTTGATTAATTATCAATCTACCATTGGTCAGAAAAGCTGGCTCTGGGATACCGCTTAAATTATTTAAACCATTACCTCCTATTATCAATGTCGGTTGATTACTAACTCCTGTAATAGATGTCAAATTGAGTATATTTGAATTAGTTCCACTAAAATATAAATTACTTCTGGCAGTAATTCCACTAGTAGTTCCATCGCTAATTAAAATTCTATTAATTCCAGAATTAAATATTTTTGTTGTAGCATTATCTATAGCATTACGTAGCGTTCCAGATAAAGCAACTGCATCTGGAATATCTTGTAATTGCAATAATCTAAAACTTGGTAAAGCTGGAGAGCATGGCGGTACGCACCCGCTTGGTGGTCCAGCAAAAACTAATCCAGCGTTTTGCTTTTTAAGCAAGAGAGTACTATTAACATTTCCACTTAACTGAATAAGAGCATTTATATTTGCGTCACCAAGCTGATTTGGCTCAAAATGTACTAATTGTCTACCGCCAGAATAAGATATATCATTATTATTTTGTAGTGGAAAATATATTCCAGATTTTCCAACGTAAAAACCGGACGCTTGGATAGAGGCTTGGTGTGCAGATCCGCCAAGATCTATTGCATATTGTGGGTTAGATTTTCTAATACCGAGTCGTTCGTTAGTAGAGTCCCATATAAAATTAGAATCATAATTTAAAATATTTGGTGTAGACCAAAATACTATGCCGCTAGATTGTGGTACATTAAAATTAGAAATTCCAGAGCCATTATATACACTGTGAGTGGCTGGATATGTTACATATACTTCTTTAAGACCAGCTGGAAAATTTACAGCTTGGTTATTATTAGAACTTTTTACTGGAAATCTTCGTAAAGCGTTTGTTGCGCCGTTTAATATATATTGACCAGATCCAACCTCATAAGATGTTCCATCTGTAACAGCATAAAAAAGATAATCGTTATAACTATAATTTGAACCAAAAGAATTAAATCCAGCCACTGGGCCTTCTAAACTAAGGTTACCAGTGCCAACTGTATAGCTGAGTTCTTTAACTCTATCTGCTAATTGTATCATATTATAAATTTATTTATGTTGGTAAATTTACAATTGTTACACCAGAAGATGGTATAACACCACTAGCATTTCCAAATACCACTAAATCATTTACTCTAGCATTAACATATTCATTATCATCACTCTTGACTAAGAATGTAAGATAATTTCTATTCCTATCAACTATACCAACAGTATTAACATCAAAATCTTCAGCAGAGCCGGAAGCTGCGATAGCATTACTATGACCAATAGCAACATAATTTGCGTCAGTAAATGTGTTGGGCGCAAAGAAAATTTTATAGTTACCATTATTAATATGCTGTATGGAAGAGATATTATATGAAGAATTTACTACAATATTTCCAGAAGTACCTTCAAATCTTAACCAAGCTTGAGCAGCACCCTTGGCGCTATACATTGTTGAGCTATCTATATCAAACTTAACTGTTGTTTGATTTCCGACGTTCATTAGCTCTTTATTATTATTTATATAGGTAAATTTAATACCTTTATTATTAGTAACAAGAGTAGAAGCATTGCCGCTAGAATTTATCCACGCATCACCCATTGGTAAATTGTTTGTAGCAATATTAAAACCATTAATATGTAAATATTGTTTATGTGGATTACCAGTGTTTAAACCGGACAGTTCGTTGTGCTGAATTCCACTTGGCCCAGGATATGGAATAAGTTGAAGCCTATTTGCTCCACCGGCATTAGGAAACTCAACGCCAGATTCAGCTATAAAAATTCCAAACTCAAATTGATTTTGACCAATTGTCTTTCTTTGAGCGCGAACATTGCTACCGATAAATGGGTGCGTGGCATCAAAATCACCACTAGCAACTATATAATTTATAGAATCAACTGTGTTTTGTATATTTTCTCTGACATCTGCTGCTGAAATTAAACCAGCGTTATTATCTGCTAGTCTGGTTTGAATATCAGTAGTTAATTGAGCTTGTGATTTTATAGCCATTGTTCCTCCTAGAAAGTAAAATATCCGCCACTTCTATGATCATATGTGGGGTAGTTTCTTGAAACATAGTCGCTACCTGGGCTATATGGCCCAAGAATTGCTTGACCATCAGAAACAACTTTGTGTTCTTTATAATCATAAAGTGATTTTTCGTATTTGTCGCATAAGTCTTTATATAATAACGTAAGCGTATTAGCCACACCTCTAAGATCTATAGCACTTGGGCCGTCTTTAATAGATATAGCATTAGATGCTTCTACTCTTACTTCGCTACCAATTATTATACACGCGGTTTTTAAACAAGTCAGTATTATAAAATCTGGATCTTTGGTAGATTCTTCAGTAGGGTCTGGTGATAATTCACAGCTTTCCACGTTTATATTATAGTTATTATTGAAACTAAAGTCGGCGTCTTTCAATACTATGTATCCAGAAACCAATAAGCTAGTTTCTATACGTTTTGTACTATATTTATAGTTTTCTGCATTTAGATCACTAATTAAATGTCGGACAATTGTAGACATTTGGCCTTGCCAACTCATAAATCACCTATAAATTACAGTGTACTTGGAATGAATAAATGTCAGTATAATATGTGCCACTTGGTAAATAAACTTTTGCTTGCAATTTATGCATACCAACGTCTACTAAATCTCCAGCCACGGTGTCGTAATATACTTGACCATTTATGCCGCTATTTAATAAACTGCCTACTCTATAAAATACATCATCATTTGGACGCCTAAAAATCATTTGAACTTGTGAGGCATTAGAAATATTTACAGCTAAACCATTATCCTTAATGGTGGCTAAAAACCTCGTTCCAACATCGTTTACATGTATTTCACTGGACATAATTACCTCTTTAGGTCGATATTTACGACTGAAAGGATGCTGAGTGTAAATTCCACTATGTTCATAATATAATTACACGATCTTTCTCTATATTGAGAGTAAAAGAAATTTCCCTGCTAATATTAAGCGATAACGGGCTGTAAATATCTACACTTAAAATAAAGCTAAATTCTTCTCCATTTGAGAATATCGTATCAGACACGCTGAATGGTAGATGGCAAAATCCAAACATTATAAAGTCATATTCTGATTATTGAATAAAAATGCTTCTACCACGCTATTAACCTCTTCTTGACTAGGATGATGGTCAAACTTAAAAAACATGGTTTCTCTAGTATTTTCGTCTATAATAACTCTTGCTCTAAATTTACCAGATATGTCTGTAATAACTTCGACTATTTCATAATTCATAAAAACCTCATACTTGAGTTATGGTTATATCGTCTACGTAGCCAGTAAGTGTTGTGCCTCCGTAACATTCTGCTAATATTTCTACTACCCCTGCTGTTGATGGTGTGAAATTTAATATAACTTGTTCCCATGTATCTGCCGCTCCGGTCATATAACTAGTAACATCATTAGTTGGCCCACCTATTTGACCACCCTTTACTCTTAATCCCATAGTTAAGAAAATACTAGATCTTCTTACCCACGCTCTTACTGTTACTAAACTGTTGGCACCAACCGCCACTTTTGCTACTGCTAAACTTAGTGGATAAGTAGAATCTCGTCTAACGTTTGTTGGAGATAAAGCCCAAGCAAAACCACTATTGCTATATCTTACAGCAACAGTGTTGGTAATAATTCCATAATCTGTTGCTATATAATAATTATTTGATATATTGTCATGATTAATAGATATTGCTCGTCCATTACTGAACGGAACGTTTGGCGCAAATTCTACACTGTCATTTAATTGAGCGTTTTCAAAATAGTTATCAGCCATAGAAATAATCACAGAATTGATGGCGTTGTCTGATATAGTAATATTTTTAAGATAGTTATTTGCTGCACCCCCGCTCAAATTAATACCGTAATTGGCACCAAGAAGTGTTGCTCCTATCAAATAGGTTAGTGCAGAGTGTTCTAACAGTATATTATTACTATTATTATACATTAAAATATTATTCATGGTAGAGTTACCACTATACGAATTGTGAAATCCGTGAGCACAGCCTATGCCGATAATATTTGTGAAAGAGCATCCTCCTCCACTAACTCCGTAGTATACCGATGCTCCACCACAACAAGCCACAAAAATATTTGTAAAATTACTTTTAAACTGATTAAATAGATATACTGGATATGTTGTTACTCCAGAACCATATATATCTGATACTGTCCAATAAACATTACTTTGTGTCCATAATCCAGCATTACATCTGGTAAAACCAAAATAACTAAAATCTATATAATTTTTATTATTAACAGCATAGATTAAATTCCCAAATCCGTTACCACCATCTAACCAAGTAACACCATTTCGAACACTCATATTATTTCTATCCCAGCCGCCGCTTATGTTTATCCTAGCTAGTTCTAAACCGCCTTCATTTATCGTGTCAGTATTTGTAGTAGCCGTTGATGCGTATGGTCTTTTTATTGCTTCTAGTTTAAAAGTGTTTGTAGTTTCTGATGTTCCATAGTATCCTCTACAGTTTGTTGATGTTGGTAAAACATTATTTTCTCTATCTATTATAATTCTGGTTCCGTTTATACTTTGTATTGGAAACCAGCACGGTTCATTAGATCTATTTTTACTTAGTAGAGATAATAAATTAATACTATCAGCACTAGAACTAGCTTTACAGGCAACAATATTACTAATTAAAAATGTTTGCGCTCCTTTATCAGCATCAACATATAGGGCGACACTATTTATAGTAGCGCTTAAGTTAGTAGACAAATTAACTGTTACAGGAACCCAGCGATTTAAAACAACTAGTCCGGGGATATTAATTGTATGTACGGATGTGGCTCCTAGTGCGTCACTACATAATCGTAACGATGCGTCTCCGTTAACTGCTACTGTTCCTGCGGTTTGTTTAATCCAAAAACTTACTTGTTGATAACCACTTAAGTTTAATGCTCCGGTTGCTTTATACGCAGCATTACCGGTAGTAAAAGATGCTCCAACGGCTATGCTATCAGAACAATCTCCTTCTTTAAAGTCTGCTGTGTCTAAAGATGCAGTAACATTAGCAGATGCTGTCCAAGCTGTGCGACCATTTCCTCTATTGCCATAACTAGCAATATTAGCGGTTAGTGCAACTGGTAAAGTAATGACACAGTTATTAATTTTTCTAACAGTACCAACATTAGCTCCAACACCATTGCCTGTGGACCCATTTAACGTAAAAGTACTAGTTCCTGTAACAGTAATATTCCATGTTCCATTAGCGTTTGTATTAACCGTATGACCATAAACTAGAATAGTGTCTCCGGTGGTAAATCCATGATTAGGAACTGTAATAGATATTGGGGAGGCATTTGTGCTAGAAGAGATACCCCCAACCGCAAACTGTCTAGAGCTTGTCCAAGTAGCATTTCCTATGCTTGTTGGGTCTGGACTAGCCATGAATCTAATATTGTCTCCAGGGTTTACTCTCGCAGAGGATGCGCCCGTTGTCAGACTTTGCCAACGTCCACCTATAAAATATTGACGATCTACAGCTTGGTTCGCTAAAGCTGTTCCACCCATAATAGCCATAATATTTAAACTAGTACTATTAATTCTATTTAAAATTTGGTATACAACGTATGATGTTCCATTAAAAATACTTAAATATTGAGGAGTAGACGGCGGAGTTTCATAAGATGTGGCGCTACCACTTAGTTCTAATTGTGGAGATGTTATATAAAATCCTTTTGTTGGATCTCCAGTATATGTTTGCGCTGTAGTACCAGTATAAGCATTATCTGTTAACATCATATAAACTAATGGAGAAGTATTATCAGCAGTGGCTGTGAGAGTTAATCTGTACCAGCCGTTTCCAGCATCTGATATAGTGCCCGTAGCAGATGCTCCGCTAGCTTCTATTATTCCTGTGGATATATTATATCTAATACCTTTGGCGGCGGTGTCTCCGAATCTAACAACTAGTTGATTTCTGCCATTAGCTCTAGCATAACAAGAAAATGTATAGGTTGATCCTGTGACTACTACATATGATGCGCTAACAGTTCTTAAGTCGTGACTATTAGTTTCTAATGTTTCTAATATATTCCATAGTGTTCCGGTAATACTGGTCGGTGGGGTTATAGAGGCCGGTGCTATTGTTGTTCTGGCATATGCAAAATATTGAGCATTATTAAGAGATTGTGAATAAGCTATTAAATTTTTATTAGCATAGGTGCCATTATCTAAGAAGTTGGCAGATACTGAACTAAATGTATTGGACGATATTCTGCCATCGGTACCAGAAGCAACTGGTGCGAAACTGGTTCCTCCCCAGTTATCATTTCCATTTTCATAATCGATAAAAAGTGTGGCCATTATACGTTCCTGTTAAGAGCTGTTTGGAAAGTTTGCATAACTGTGTTGTATGCTATAATATCTGTGTTTGTTAAATGTAGTCCCATGCTATATGATGCTAATGTTTGATCGCTATACAGGTTTATAGAGTATGTATTGGTATCAATAGTGGCACTATTACGAGCAAATATCGTAAATGGTAACATTGTGGGACTAGTATTATTACCTCCCGAATTGTTTTCGCTAAATTCAATATTTCGAAATGATTTGACTATTGCAGACTGGGCGTTGGATTCTCTGGTTGTTCCAAGTAATGAGTTGTGAGTACCAGGCGATCCAAATGCTCCAGTGTTGCCTCCAGCACCATTTCCTCCAGCACCAAATTCCCAAATCTGCGATAAATTAGCATCTGATCCTTGTAATCTACTACTAATTAATACTCCGTTATTAACAGATGTTGTTTTATATACAGATAGATGTGAGCCTAAATTTAAACTTACCCAAGCTGATGATGCTATGGTTGTTTGTAAATATTTATTAGATCCGTTACCTTTTAATCCTCCACTACTTCCAGTTTCATTATAGTCACTATTGATAAAATTAATATTTGTGTCAATGGAGCTTCCAAAAACTATACTAATAGCAGACGGACCTGTATACAATGGAACCAAACAAGAATTTAAATTATTTCCACAAAATAAATTAAGTCTATAAAATTTGTTTCGTAATCCAGCACTTTCTATACTATTACAAAAAGAGTTTAATGCTGATATGGTTGAGCTACTAGCAGATCCACCATTAAGAGCTATAGTAGCTAACCAATTATCAACATCAGGATGATTAGTAGTAAAAATTCGTGAGCTTGGAATAGCTATAGCATCTGTGTGTCCGTAAAATGGTTGACCCAAATCAACGGTATCTAATCCCCTTGTGTCTTGAAATTTAGAAACAACATTAACAAATGGTTGTCCATTATAAACTCTGTCTAAACTTTGAAGAGAGGTTTTATTGGGTAGTTTATTGACATTAATTACTCTAGGTTTACCTCCACTATAATTAATTTTGTATGTAGGCATTATACGTTTCTCCCAAGAGAGGTTTGGAAGGTTTGCATAATAGTGTTAAATGTTGTAACTTCTGATGAATTTAATGATAATCCTATTGAATATGCTCCAAGTCTAACTTCTGAAGCTTCTTGTATAACATTAGAACTATTTACGGTTCCAAAAATTGCATACTGTATTGATGGTGATCCTCCAGCCGATTGAGATGATGTTGATGCTACACTAGATCCATTCCTATATAAAACACTGGCTGTTGGTGACGAGTCTGATCCTAACCAAAATCCAATATTTTTTGTTGTATTAGCATTTCCACCAATAGTGTTATGAGTTCTATAAAAATAGTTCGTTGAAGCTGTCCATGGACCCATACAGTGTTGAGTTGTATTGCCTTCTGATGATCCTAATGATGGAGAATAGTCTGTGGTAGCATTAGTAATTTCATATGCTGATAAATGTCTATTTCCCGCACTCAATTCTGTTCCTTTTAGTCCCGTTAATAAACATTTATTAGATCCATTTCCTATTAATCCGCCATTTACTCCAGTTTCAACATAATCTGTGCTAATAAAATTATTATTATTATTAGTATCAATACTGAATCCCAATACTGGATTATTCCACTGAGTATTCACATATAAAGGAACCAAACAAGATGTTAAATTATTCCCACAAAATAAATTCAGTCTATAAAACTTATTTCGCAATCCAGCGGAACTTATACTATTGCAGAACGCATTTAGTGCGGCTATTGTTGAACTATTGGCACTTCCGCCAACTAAAGATATAGTATTTAACCAACTAGTAACATCAGGATGATTACCAACAGTTCCGTCGTTTCCTATTGTTTTTATATTGAATGACATGATTTATAATAATTTTCTATGAATAAAAGTCAACATAGTATCAAGTGGCGCGCATACGGTTTGGTACAAACAATGTTTCTAGCCCAGCCTTCGCATCGCTCCCCAATAACTCTAGTACGCGATCCTCTACCTGTTCTTGCGTATAGTCGCCAATAATATCATAATCATCACCGCTCCAGAGAATCAGAGGGTATGGACATGGGCGAATGCGAACTTCGCAGATTTTTCGCTTTTTATTGTCAACGATAGTAATGTCTAGTTCGGTGAGGATAATTGGCTTTTGGACTCTAACTTCTCCATTGGATCGAGTGATGGTTGGCGGCTGAATGGTTATTGGTGTTAGTAGATTCATAATTTTTTCCTTTTGTTACAAAGTTAGCAGACAGGTGGGGGGGAAGGCGATGTGCCGCCTAAAAAAGCGCCCGAATCTTCGGTACATGAATTTCCTGTAAATGTAGCAAGGCCATATACCAGACCAGCATAATTGCTAGCATTATTATTAAACGTAACACTACCACCAATTACGGCCTCTCCAAGAACGGCAGAGTTATTGAATATCGCGCTACCGTTTATAGCACCATAGCCAAAGGCGATTGAAGTGTCATTGAATATTGCATTAAGGTTTACAGTACCTCCGTTGTTGGACGAGCTATCATTAAATGTCGCGTTGCCGTTAATTTCCCCGGCATTGGTAGCATATTCATTGAATATAGCTTCTCCATTAATAGCTATATAATTTGTTGTATTATCATTAAAAATAGCATATTGTAAAACAGTAATCGATAAATTACTAATAGTACTACTTCCATTTTGTATTAAAATTTTGATAATAGGATTGTAGCTGGACGCATCTAAGTAAGCGCTACTATTAATTATAACAGTATCATCAACTCCCGGCTGGGAAGTAATAGGGATATTACTAGCATGACTGACTGTTGACCAATTGTTTAAATTATCCCAAGAAAAACCATCGCCAAGCCCGGTATAGTATATGGTTCTACCCGATTTGTTACTTTTTAATAATCTAGGAGATAATGCCATTATCCTACTCTCCATTTATTATCAACATTATCATAGTATATCGCAGCACTACCGTTGGTTTCTATATCAAAATCAGTATTACTAACACATAAAATTCTATTATTAGCAGACGATCCGCTATCATTATGTTTAAGCGTTATAGTACCCGATCCAACATTGGACAATAATCGTGCATCTCCTCCACTAGTAGCCACAAAGCCTGTGATATTAAGAGTTCCACTTGAAGACATTCTTATTATACCACCAGAACCAAGACTCAAGTCATTCTGGCTAGTTGTAAATTGACTAAGTGTTGTAAGAACATTACTTACATCAGAATGAGAATGAGTATGACCAACTAAACTAACTCCGCTAGTATTAATAGACAATTCGTCTGTTGTAACATTATAGCTTAAAGCAATACCGGTACCAGCAACTAAACTTGTACTAACATTAGTGTCTACAGTAAGAGTATTAGCACTATCGTTATAGTTTAAGCTTATTCCAGAACCAGCAACTAATAATCCTGCAACTTCATCATCAATAACTTCTCCTATCGGAACTCCACTTATAGCTAAACCATTAAGAAAATTACCGCTACCAGATACATCTAAACTATATTGTGGATTATTATTGTTAATACCTAATCTGGATGATATTATTCCTGTTCCTAAGACATGTAACTGACCACTAGGAGAAATTGTTCCTATTCCAACATTCCCCTCTACAATTAATCCATTACTAGGAGGAGTAAAGTTATAATTTGATCCTATAGCAACTCCACCGCTAACTGCTACTCTTCCGCTAGGAGCGGGAAAACCCACACCAAAATTTCCACCACCGTTACAAACATAAGAATAGGAGTTGCTGGCTGCTGCACTAGATAATTGATATCTGCTATTACCAAATTCTATTATACTTCCATTACTCAGAATGTTACCTCTTGTGACGCTATTTCCCGCAATATCTAATTTAAATCCATTTTGTGGAAATGAAGTGCCTATACCAACATTACCAATATCATTTACTCGTAATCTTTCAACACCACTGGTACTTATTGCTATAGTATTAGCTGCTGGACTAAATAATCCAGTATCACTATCATTTATGAAATCAAACGAAGGAGATGCTGCCGATCCAGACCCTGCGATAAATGATAATGAATTGATGTCACTATTAGATATGATGCCGCTACTGAATATACCAGTACCGATAACGTGTAGTTTACCACTAGGAGTAGTTGTTCCAATTCCAATATTTCCACTGCTATTTATTGTAACATAAGCAAGACCAGAATTTGAAATAATCTTCGTAATAGCAAAGTTTCCATCACTAGATCCAGTTTGAACAGAACCATTAGGATTAACACCAATTTGCCAATCATTAGAAGCAGAGTCTGTAAATCTAATTATAGAACCAGACCCAACAGATGATGTAACAATTAGTGGATCAGAAGGATTGGCTGGATTGCTACCATTACCTTGCACATGCAAAGTTCCTAAAGCAGAACCAGTTCCTCTATTGATAGCAACAGTTCCAAATTGGCTTATTCTCATAGCCCTATTTCCAAGAACACTTACTTCTAGCAAATTGGACGTAGCAGAGAATCCTGTGGTTCTAGACCCATCAAAAACTATACTAGGATTAGTTACTGTTCCATTACCAACAATAATGCCGCTACTGAATATACCGCTTCCAATAACATGCAGCTGACCACTAGGAGTTGTTGTTCCAATACCTAGCCTATTATTAGTACTATCCCAAATTAATTGATTACTATCAGCCAATAAACCACTGTTACTACTCCAGTAGGGAATATGATTCGTTACACCGCTACCAGTAACTAAATTAGATGGAAGCAATCCACTAACGCTACTAGAAAAATTACTAATATCAGAAGCTATATGCGAATGACCACTAACACTTACACCAGTACCGTTGACAGTTAATCCATTAACAAAATTATGAATTGCATTAACTGTTCGTGCATTATCAACATGTAAATATTGAGAGTGATCATCATCACCTAATCCGAACAAACTTCCATGATCATTCTGAGTAACTCCAGCAATAGTACTAATTACAGATACTCGTATATCAAGAATACTAAGTAAAGTACATTTAGGAACATTTGTATAATCACTATCGCCAGCAAATATTAGTCGATAAAGAGGTTTAACTTCGCTTAATGGAAGATTAGTAAGATTAACATCACTCCAAGAATTATGACTCTCAGCCGATCCTTGATTGCTATCAATTCTTTGACCCATAATACTAATTATAGGATCATCAATTTGATTAGTTGCAAGAATCCATACTGCGAAGTATCTTGTTGCTCCACCGGGGCTAACATCAGGGGTTGTCCAATTGCCATCAGTTAATAAGTTATATTGTGGTCCATTAGCGCCATATTTAACAGGATAGTCTGTTGCGGTATTCTTAACCCACTGACCAGTAGTTCCTTGGTGATAATAAACGGGAATTTGAGCAATCGGACTTAACTCTTGACAGAACGGATCGGTACTAGAACTATCAGTAATATTTATTTCAATATCTTCTTGATAAAGAGTACCATTACCAATTGATATAGTTGCATGACTATTACTAGACCCGTTTCCGCCTAAAACATAATTACCAATACTTAAACCGCCCACATATTGTGCGCCAAAAGTATAATGAATCCACTTATGAGTGCTAGTGTCCATCACAATACCATGACGTTCTTCAGCAAAGAAAGTCATTTGTCCACTAGGACCAACTCCACTGTTCCAAGCTATATATGCGATAGGAATATCAGTAGAAAAATCAAAACCTGTAGTTTTATTTGATATTTGATTATTGATAGTATCAAAATGAATATAATTAATTTGAGTAAGATTTGGTATAGTTAAACTATCACCACTGGTTTTAACAACCTTGATACCTTTATTGTAATAACTATATGAACTTCCCGTGGGTTCTATTGTAAAAATATTACCACTAACACTAATTCTACTATCAGTTCTATTGACAAATCCTTGAGGCTGTTGACTGTCAACGTGGACTAAGTTTGTAGAAGCGACGGTATAAACGCCGCTATTATTAGTAATGTTAATATCATAACCAGCAATAATATTTTTTACTGGCAATAGACCGCTTACGCTAGTATCAAAGTTTGTAATATCAGAACTGGTATGAGTATGTATACCACTAGCATAAATTCCACTTGGCTGTTTATTGTCTAGGGCAGTTTGTAGCCCACTAACATCGTTGATTGCATGAGAATGTCCACTTACGCTAACAATGACACCGTTTTGTCTTAAGTTGGTAAAATCTCCAGATGGACCACTAATTGATCCAGCAAAAGTCGCCCCGCTTAGATTAGCTTTACCAGCCAAACTATTAGTAACCGTGGTACTAAAATTGGCATCATTGCCTAATGCTGACGCAAGTTCATTAAGAGTATCAAGAGTGCTTGGTGCAGAATTAACAAGATTACTAATTTCAGTTCTTACAAACGATGTGCTAGCAATTTGATTAGTATTAGTTCCACTGATTGCTGTAGGAGCTAATGGTACTCCTGTAAGTATAGGACTATTTAGCGGAGCGTATATTCCATTAATCAAACCGCTCACGCTAGAATTAAAGTCTGTAATTTGAGATGATGTGTGAGAATGTCCGCTAACACTGACATTTACGCCATTTTGTTGTAACACTGTAAAATTGCCAGTTGGCGCAGAGACATTGGCTGAAAATACTGCTTGGTCATTCCAATTTAAGATTGTTGATCCAGAAGAGTTTATTAGATTTCTTTCTCCCCAATTGATTGAATCTATATTAAATGATGCTAATCTTGTTTCTTCAAAGTCTACTAGAATTGATCCTTCATTTCTTACTGTTACAACGCCATTAATCACTTCGATAGACTGATATGTAGGATCTCCAATAATAGCTTCGCCACTGCAAATTAATTTATTACCATCAAATGTCAATTTATCTTCTGCATTAATTCCAATTGTTGAACCAGTACTAGTTAGTATTCTATTGTTGCCACTGTTAGCTATTTTTGGAAACAAACCGCTGACACTAGAGTTAAAATCAGTAATATTGCTTGATGCATGTGTGTGTCCAACAGTGCTATAATTACCACTTGGCTGCAATCCGCTAGTAGAAATAAATAATTTATTATTTAAATCATCATAAGTTAAAACTATTCCACTATTCCCAATTAGTAAACCGCTTACCCTATCATCTACTTCTTCTCCAGTTAATCCAAAATTACCACTAACATTAATAGTGAAAATGCCACTATCAGAAGATAAAACAATTCCGGTTCCAGCACTTATTCCTTTTACCGGAATTAATCCGCTAATAGATGATGCAAAATTAATAATATCTGAAGATTGATGCTGATGACCGCTGGTGCTAACAGAAACTCCGCTGATTAATAATCTTCCAGTATTTGAGTCAAAGGATAGTCTACTATCAGATCTTAGTAAAGAGTCTGATGATGAAGATCCAAAAAAAGCAATGCCAGATGGATTTTTAGTATAAGGTATATAAGACAATTTTACACCTGTGGATCGTTGATTGATGGATTATTAATAGAATCTTCTAGTTGCTTCTTTAATAAATCTATTTCATATTTGCGTACATGGTCAGATAAAAATTGACGAACCATTCTATTAACAAATACATATTTATTTTCGGGGTTAGAAATAGTGTCACCATTATTGTCTATAATATTTTCTTCATAATTATAGTTTGTTGATACCGCATTAATAACTCGCTCAACATCTGTATCTGCGATTTCTATAGAAAAAATAGCCATATAAACCTCTTTATATTATAAACCAATTACTATTATCAGACACAATATTAACAGACTGATAATTGTGCTGAACGGAAAATGATGATTGTCCATCTACTGTTTGAGATAACTGTGTTGATATTATTAAATTAAAATTACCGGTTTTTCTTTTGACTATGAATCTTTTGCCACCCAAGTTGATTGCTGATGGTAAAGTTAATGTGACATTAGATGTAGAACAATCTACTAAAAGAACATCGTCAGAGCTTAAAATAGATGCACTAGATGATATATTACGAAAACTTTCACTATATGCTCTACTTTGTACACTATTATCTGGAAATTTAATGCTTTGGCAATATAATTGTCCGGTTGCATTTATACTAGCGACTATACTAGATGTAAATGTTTCCCATGTTTGTAGATTTGCGGACTGTGCAGCTGCGCCAACAATGCGCAAAGCGTCTTTAGCTGCTGTTGAATTGTATATACTAGTACCATTATTTTTATCACTATTAAATATATCAATATTTCTATGACGTATCCAAAAACCATTAGTAAAATTAATCAATACGCCATTTTGATCTGTTGAATAAATGCCTATGCTTCCGTTTTTCCCGCTAATATAACCAACAGTCGGTGCAGCAACAAAAGATGTACTATATGGTTTTATTCCTAATTTCCAGGTTGGCTCTTGTTCGTTCGTAGAATGCAAAGCTACAATATTATCATATAAATTATCTACATATGCATGAAAGAAGCAGCCCTCTGAGTTTCTATAAAAAACATTATCTATAAAAGTAGAGGAATTGATACTAGAGTTGGTTAATGTGCCACCAGAAGCATTTATTCCACTTGTTACGGTTAGATTTCCGTCAATACTCACATTAGAAGAAAAAGAACCAGAACCAACTACTCCTAAAGTATTATTAGACCAACCAAGATTATTGCTATAAGTTAAATTATTAGATGTGTCCCAATAAGCAATTTTACTTGAGTTGCCAGAGCCAGATAAAGCAGTTGCTTGAGTGGTACCGTCTGGAAACTTTATGCCACTATAGAAAACTTCTGATGGTGATATATATCCTTGCTCATCTAAAAACACAGCACGATCTGCTGGATATGTGCAAAATATAATAGATAGTCCAACTAAATTAATTTTTTGGCCACTATTACTACTATCTAAAACTTTGTCCCTAGAAATACTATTTGTACTAGAATTATATGTTCCTATGCCAATTTCAAAATTTTGACCATTTTCAATAGTATAAAATGTAGAATTATTATTGCCTATTACACTAAAAGGCTGAAAAGAAGGAAAGGTGCTATTGAATACAATAGAACCAGTTCCTTCAGTTAAAGACGTTTGTTTCACCCTATCTGATAGAATAAACATATAATTTCCCTGTTATCTATTTATAGGATGATACACTGTATAGACAATTATTCGTTGTCTAAATCTTCATCGTTTTCTGGAACCGCCTGATTGGCTAGTAATTTTCTAGACTTTTTAATAGCCCTGCCTACCATTAATTTTCCAATAGCATCTAAAAAGGGTAAATTTCTACGTTGAGCTTCTTCACGCAGCCATCCCACAATAGTGTCTATATTTTGTTCACACCAATCATTTCCTTTTTCATTCATTTCTAGCGCGTGTCTACGACAAGAGCAAGTGTCAGTCATTTTAATTCCTAAGCTTTTAATCATTTTAGATAAAACCGTGCCTGGATGATTAGGATTTTCTTCTAGTGTTTTGGGAAATAACGAGCGTAAAAATGCTGCCGGATCATTGCCCATTTTGGTTGATAAAATATCTAAAACTTGTGATCTAGACCAATCTCCAAAATCATCATAATCTTTTCCTGATAATAATAAAACCGAAGAAGTAATGCCCAATATTTGAGCATGTAATGTTTTATTAAATAAATTATCTATAATAGTGATTTTTAACTCATCAAATACTAATGGTTGTGGCGTAATTATATTGCCATTAGCATCTGAATATGGTGGTGGTTGAATAGTAATTGTTTGTGATAATTTCATAAATATCCTTTTATGTAAAAATAAAAACTGTCAATATATTATTATATTGTTCTAAATTAAAAAAAACATAAATAATTACCTATGTTTGATTTCATAATTTGTTAATATCTGTTTAAACTTTAATGAGTGATAATTATTTTTAAATTTTTCTACACCGCGCTTAACATACCTAATATAATCATACTCACTAATTACAGGAATCGTTTGTCCAAAATATGTGTGCTTTGTTGTATTTTTTACAATATCTTTGTATGATAGTAAATCAGGATTTTTTAAAAGTTCAATGTATTTTTTTTCATTTGTTTTTAATCTAATATTATCTAGAAGCATAACATTTTTAAAGTCATTATAGTCAAAATAATGTTGCAAAAATTGATATATTTTAAATAAATTTTGTTTATTAGGATCAATTAAAAAATCGATATCTTTCTTGCTATTGCATAGTTTATAAATTTGTCCAGCCTCGCTTCCTATTAGAATCATGTTGATATTAAATTTACATAAAAAATATATAATATTACTTATTGTATATTTATTTGAAAATTTAGAATAATATTTAGAAATTGACATGATTAGAAATTAAACTCTCCAATATTTTTTCCAAATGAGGGTGAAGGCTCAGTTAAAATGCATTGGCCACCAACACATTGCCATGGAAATTCTTCATAGTCTTCTGGACAACATACCGGAATACCGTTAACAACAGAGCATTCTATTGTGCCTCCTGGACAGCTACAGCTTGGTGGATCGTCTGAGCAACATGCTCCATTATTAGGATAGGTTCCTTCTGGGCACGTATAACAATTGCCATCTGGACCAATTGCGCACGGACAACATCCTTGTGGGCATGGATTTGTATTTGGTGGACAGGTACTAGTGGTAGGAGTTGTTGTACTCGTAGTACCGGTGGTTGAAGTTGTAGTTCCCGTAGTGCTAGTAGTGGTAGATGTTGTTGAACTAGTGGTGCTAGTTGTGGTCGAGGTTGTTGTGCTAGTTGTGGTCGAGGTTGTTGTGCTAGTTGTGGTCGAGGTTGTTGTGCTAGTTGTTGTAGAAGAGCATACTAACATACATTGTTCCATAGAAGTATATGGACCACCAATAATATTATGTATTGCTGGATCATAAATTTTTTGATTAATACATATTATATTTGACATAATTATACCGATTTTTTAAAATATATTATTATGGTACACAATTTGCCAACACGCAATCATTATAACAGGAATAAATAAACGTAGTATTTGTCCAGCAATTATGACCAAAGTTTTCTATGCACTGCTCACAAGACGTTGCGTTAAATTCATCGTCATATTTAGAACACGGGATACATGCAGGACAAACAACACTAAGATCATCATTCGGACAATTACAACAAGAACATTCTGAAGTATCTCCACTGAATGCAAAAATTGGCGCTTCATCACAGCTACAAGGAGTAGATTGTCCAGTTATTGTTAAATTTTGAACACATGGTATACTTATAGAAGCAGACCATTTATTTCCGCAATCGCTAACGTCAACGCTTGGATTGCATGTGAGCGTTCCAGCTACAAAATCTCCACAATCAAGATAATCACTAAATGTCCATGTATTACCATCTCTAGTCATAGTAATTTGTTTAGAAATATTACAAATATTAAGTGGTGCTACGCCATCCCAATCACAACATGGCTCTTCTGTTGTGCCAGTTGTGGTTGTTGAAGTTGTTGTGCTAGTTGTGGTTGAAGTTGTTGAAGTGGTTGTGCTAGTTGTGGTTGAAGTTGTTGAAGTGGTTGTGCTAGTTGTGGTTGAAGTTGTTGAAGTG